CTAACAGACTTTAATGATTTAACATTTAGTACAGCTACAATTACTGCAAGAGGTGCTTTAATTTATAACGAAGCTGCATCAAGCGACCCTTCAGTCTGTGTGTTAGATTTTGGTGGAGATAAAACTTCAACAGCAGGTGATTTCACTATTCAATTCCCAACAGCAGATGCATCAAACGCTATTATAAGAATAGCTTAAACAAATGTCTGTCGGCTGGGGTCGTGGCTCTTGGGGTTCTGATGTATGGGGCGGAACTTCTGTATCCATATCAGTAACAGGACTTAGTGCCACATCTGGTCTTGGCAATGAAACTGTAGTAGCTAAAGCTATAGTAGCTGTTACAGGTCTTGCAGGTACATCATCATTAGGAAATGAAACAGTAATAGCAAAAGCTTTAGTTAGTGTAACTGGAGTAAATGCTACATCATCACTAGGAAATGAATCTGTAATAGCTAAAGCTAATGTTTCTGCAACAGGTAATGTTGGTACATCAACACTAGGAAACGAAACTGTTTCAGCTGATGCAAATACAACAACAACAGGATTAGCAGGTACTTCAGCATTAGGTAACGCTATAACAGCAGGTGCTGCAGTAACAGGTGTATCTGGTTCTGCTTCAGTAGGAACGCTTGGTGATGAATCAGTTTCTGCAGGAGCAACAGTATCTCCAACAGGTTTATCTGCAACTAGCGGATTAGGAAGTATAAGTTTAGTTACTAATAATATACTTTCAGTAACAGGACTAAAAGGAACAACAAGTTTAGGTTCTGTAACTACAATAGCAAAAGCTATTATATTACCAACAGGTGTAAGTGCTATAGGACAAACACAAACAGTTAATATTTGGAGTTTAGTAAATGATAGTCAGACACCTAATTGGGCAAACATAGATGATACACAAACACCAAATTATAGTAATATAAATACTACTCAAACCCCAGATTGGGAAGAAGTAGCTTAATATAGGAATAAAATATGGCAACATATGTAAATGATTTAAGATTAAAAGAAATAGCAACTGGTGATGAGTCAGGTACTTGGGGTACTTCCACAAATACTAACTTAGAATTAATTGCAGAAGCATTTAGTTATGCAACTGAAGCTTCTTTTGGTAGTGATGCAGATGCAACAACTACTATAGCTGATGGTGCTACAGACCCAGCAAGAAGTTTATATTTTAAAGTAACTTCTGGTGCTAGTTTAACAGCAACTAGAACACTTACTATTGCACCAAATACAGTATCTAAAGTTTGGATTATAGAAAATGCAACTTCAGGTTCACAATCAATTAACATATCCCAAGGTAGTGGTGCTAATGTAACTATACCTAATGGTGATGTAAAAGTAGTTTATTCAGATGGAGCAGGTTCAGGAGCAGCAGTTGTTGATGCTTTTACTGATATAAATTTATCAAGTGTTTCAAATATAAATGGCGTATCTATTCTTGCTGATACTACAAACTTTACTAATAGTATTTTAATAAAACAAGATACAACTACAGGTACTTTATCAAGTGCTAGTAGCAATACAGGTCTAGGTGATAGCGTATTCTTAAATCTTACTTCTGGTACTAATAACACAGGAGTTGGTACTGATGCTTTATTAGCTGTTACTACAGGTACAGAAAATACTGTAATGGGTAAAGGTGCTGGTGATGCAATCACAACTGGTGGCTATAACACAGCTGTAGGAACAGATGCATTAGGAGCTAACACAACAGCAACTTTTAACACAGCCATAGGCAGAAATGCTTTATTAGTTAATACAACAGGTGGTTCTAATGTCGCTGTTGGTGGTCAAGCACTAGATGCTAATACAACAGCTTCAAACAACACCGCAGTTGGAACTTCTGCTTTAAGTGCGAATACCACAGGTGCAGGTAACGTGGCTGTTGGTGGTAGTGCTTTAGCAGCTAACACTACTTCTGATAACAATGTTTCAGTTGGATATGATGCTCTTGCATCTAATACTACAGGTGGACCAAATACTGCAGTTGGTAAAGGGTCTTTAAATGCAAACACAACTGGAGATAATAATACTGGTTTAGGTAGAGCAGCTTTAGGTAATAATACTACAGGCGGTAATAACACAGCAGTCGGTCATTTTGCTTTATTAACAAACACTACAGGTTCTGAATTAGTTGCTGTTGGTAAAGGTGCTTTAGATGCTAATACCACTGGTGCTAATATGGTAGCTGTTGGTAATAATGCTCTTGGTGCTAATACAACAGGTGTTCAACAAGTAGCTGTTGGTGATGGTGCATTAGCTGCAAATACTACAGGTAATTATAACCACGCTATAGGTCAAGGTGTTTTAGATGCTACAACAACAGGAAGTAACAATACAGGTTTAGGTGCTTATGCACTTTCAGCTAATACTACAGCAGATAACAATACTGCTGTTGGTTATCACGCATTGCTTGACAATACTACAGGCACAGATAATGTGGCTATGGGTGTTTTGGCACTTGAAAATAATACGACAGGAACCAATAATGTTGGTTTGGGTAGAGAAGCTCTAGGGGCAAATACCACATCCAGTAACAATACAGCAGTTGGTTATCAGGCTTTATTAGTAAATACTGGTACTGATGGTAGAAATAATACATCAGTAGGTACTTCATCAATGGATGCTAATACATCTGGTAAAAATAATGTAGCAGTTGGACATGATGCTTTAGGTGCCAATACCACCGCAGATAATAATACAGCAGTAGGTAAAGATGCCTTATTAGCAAACACTACAGGAACACCAAACACAGCAGTTGGTCAAAATGCTTTAGCAGCAAATACAACAGGTGGTTCAAATATTGCTATGGGTAAAGGTGCATTAGATGCTAATACAACTGGCGGTAGTAATACAGCTATAGGTACTGATGCATTAACAGCTTGTACTACAGGCTCTAGTAACGTAGCTGTGGGTAAAGGAGCTTTAGTAACTTCAACTACACAAGGTACAAACGTAGCAGTTGGATTCCAAGCAGCACAAGATGTAGTTACAACTGGAATTACAGCTATCGGTTATCAATCTTGCTTAAATACCACAACAGGTTACGATAATTCTTGCGTTGGTACTAATACTATGTTTTCAAATACTACAGGACATAGTAACGTAGCTGTTGGTTATCATGCTATGTATTCTAATTCTACAGGACTTTATAATATTGGTATCGGTGCTGCTGCTTTAGATGCCGCAACTACCGCAAATAATAACGTAGCTGTCGGCTATACCGCACTTACAGACTGTACTACAGGTACAGGTAATGTTGCTATTAGTATTGCCGCACCAAATATTACTACAGGAAGCGATAATGTTGCTATAGGTTCTGAAGCTATGGAAGATGCAACAACGGCTTCTGATAATACTTGTGTAGGCAGATTAGCAGGACAAAGTTTAACTTCTGCTACTAACAACTTATTGCTTGGACACCATGCAGGTAGGTCAGATTCACCAGGAGGTAATTTTACTACACATAGTAATAGAATTAATCTTGGCGACAACAGTATTATTGAAGCAGCAATTAAAGTTTCTTGGACAGTTACATCAGATAAAAGAGATAAAGCAGATGTTGAGCCATTAAAAATGGGATTAGATTTTGTAAATAAATTAGAACCTGTTACTTATAGATGGGATATGAGGTCAGATTATAGTCTTGATTTAGATATAACTCCTGATGGAACTCATAAAAAAGCAAAACTACATGGTGGTTTATTAGCACAAGATGTGGAAGAACTTGAAAGAGATTATGGGTATAAAGTAGAAAATGAAACTTCTATTGTTACAAGTAAAAATGCAGATGGTAATTATGGATTACAATATGAAAAATTTGTACCTATACTCATAAATGCAGTAAAAGAACTTTCATCACAAGTAGATGAATTAAAAGCTAAATTAAACGAAGGAGAATAATATGGCACAAACAGTAAGCGAAGTCTTAACATCAGCTATGGATAGCGTAACATTAATAAATAATATTAATACCAATGCTTCTGCTGTAGCAGAACTTGCAGGTTTATCACAATCTGAAATTAATGATGTAGTAAGCAGAAACGTAGAACATTTAGAAACTATTTTAACTTATGCACCTGTTGATTCAGATGACCCTAGACCTAATGTAGTAGGTTCATCTAGTAGTAAAAAAACTGATTGTACTAATGCTATTAATACAGGTAAAGCTTATATAGCAGCAAATAGTTAATCATGGCAAATAAAAAAGAAACTGTTGAAATTGAATTAACACCTCAACAGCAAAACATACAGTTACACATCAATAGTTTAACTAAAAAAATATCACAACATCAGTTTGAAATTGATGAGCTTATGCCTAGTTTAAATATGTATCAAGAAGCTTTGGCAGAAAGCATGAAAGAGCAAGTTAATAATAATCCAAAGGAGGATAAAAATGACAACAATTAATGTATTAATGTGGGTAACTGCAATTATATCTATAGCTTCTGTTATAGCAGCAATAACACCAACTCCAAAAGATGACCATTGGTTTAGTTACTTGTATAAAGTAATTGACTGGTGTGCATTAAATGTACTTAAAGCAAAGGACAAATAATGAGTTGGTTAGAAAAAATGTGGAGCAAAGTTACTGGAACTGAAAAAGTAAAAGTAAGAGCTAGAAATAAAAAAGGACATTATGTAGCTGATGATAAATCAACACCAAATGTAGATGAAGCTTGGACTACTAAAAGAGTAAAGAAAAAGAAAAACTTTACTGATAATAGTGGCTAAATCTCCTGATGCGTTTGTTTATAACGCTACATTAGAACGAATTGTAGATGGAGACACATTTGATTGTTGTCTTGATTTAGGCTTTGATGTAAGGCTACATAAACAGCGTGTTAGACTTGCAGGTATTGATACACCTGAAAGTAGGACTAGAGATTTAGCAGAAAAAAAATTAGGTCTTGCTGCAAAAGAAAGACTTAAAGAACTTTGTACAGGAAAAATAAAAGTTAAATCTTTAGGCAAAGGAAAGTATGGTCGTATATTAGGCATACCTTATACAGAAGATGGCAAAGATATTTGTAAATTATTAATTAAAGAAGGTCATGCTGTTGAATATCATGGAGGAAAAAAAGTTAAAGTTTGGGGTGATTATTAATGGAGTCAGCCGTTACTTTAATTCAAGAAGTTGGATTTCCTATTGCAGCCGCACTTGGTCTTGGTTGGTTTATTTATAAACTTATTATGCGTATTGTTGATGGTATGGAAACTAAATTAGATACTGTTGATGAAAAAGTAGAATCACAAATAGCAGCAATAGAAGAACGATTAGGTACAAAACTTGATGCACAACACGGCATTTTAGTAGCATTGATAGATAGAGTTCGTAGTTTAGATAACGAAATTATAAGACAAGATACTTTAATAAAAACAATATTAGGAGTACCTAATTTAATTGATAGTGGAAAAATAGCAAAGGCAGGTAGAGATGACCAAAGAAAAGACTAATATTTGGATATATAGAATAGCATTTGGCTTACTTGTTTTATTTGGATTGCTTATATTAACTAATCCTTTATGGGCAGACCAAATAGTACACAAGTTTAAATCTCCTAGCTTTAGTGGCATTGGAACATCAAGTCATTACCTTACAATAGAAAATCAACAATATACTAGAAAGCTTACAATTAAAGAAGAAATAAAAGCTTTGCAAGAAGAAATAGAAAGAGAAAAAGAAAATTCAACTCTCGCAAGATTTTTGCGTAATTTAGAGTCTAGGGTATATGCAGAATTATCAAGACAACTTGTAAATAATCTTTTTGGCGAAACACCATCTGACTCTGGAACTATAACATTAGAAGGAAACACCATTGAATATACAAGTGATGGTGTAACATTAACATTAAAAATAACGGAAGCCGATGGAACAGTTACTGAAATTACGATACCTATTGGTACTTTTTTGTTCTAGCTGTTCTATATTTAATCAGATTGAAGATACTTATGAACATAGGTTTCAAAAACATAATGTAGTTAATATATCTGAATTACAATCACAAGAACTTGCTAATGTACCAAAACCAAAAATAAAACCAGTTGTAGCTGTATATCCTACAGCTTTTACAGACCAAACAGGTCAGCGTAAAAGTAATAGTGAGTTTGCTTTATTTAGCACAGCTATAACACAACAACCTAACGCATTACTTATACGAGCTTTAAAACACGCAGGTAATGGTGATTTTTTTACAGTAGTTGAAAGAGTAGGTTTAGATAATTTAACAAAAGAAAGACAGTTAATAAGGTCAGCTAGAGAACAATCTGTATCAGATGAAGAAAAGAAAAAACAATTAAGACCTTTATTATTTGCAGGAGTTTTAATCGAAGGTGCTGTTATTGCCTATGAAAGCAATCTTTCTACAGGAGGTGTTGGGGCTAGATATTTAGGTATTGGCTCTAGTATTCAATATAGAGAAGATAGCGTTACAGTAACCTTACGCATGGTATCAGTAGCCACAGGTGAAATACTTATAGAAGTAATGACTGAAAAAACTATATTTAGTTATGGTAAATCAGAAGATGTATTTCGTTTTATTGAAATGGGCACAGAGCTTGTTGAAATTGAATTGGGTAATTCAAGGAACGAGTCAACAACATTAGCACTTATGAAAGCTATAGAAAGTGCTGTGTTGGAAATAATTAATGTCGGATACGACAGGAGTTTTTGGAAATATGAAGAAAATAAAATTAATAAGCCTGATTGTGATGATGAGTGCATTGCCAACATACGGGGCTGATAATGAAATTTATGTAGACCAATCTGGTACTGGTGCTAATATAGACCTAGAACAACTAGGTATATCTAATATTATAGGAGGTTTAAATTCTACAGCAGGTAGTCTTAATCCTTTTGATTTAGATGGTAATAGTATGACACTAGATATTAATATGATTGGTGCAACTAATAAGTTTCTTGGTGATATATATGCTGATAACTTTACAGGATTTTATCAATTTACCGGTGGTACAAATTCTTTTACAATTCAAGTAGACCCTACAGATTCATACAGTTCAGATGGCTCTAATCAAAATGTAGCTGTTACTGGTAGCGGTAATACTTTTACATTAAATCAAGGAACATCAGCTATAGCTGCATCACTAGATTTAGATTGGATAATACAAGGCTCTAATAACACAGTTACTTCAAATATAAATATTGATGGTGCAACTAACTATATGGATATAGATGGTTCTGATAATACAGTTACTTATACAGGTACTGGAGTCAATGCATCAGCAGGTGGATATTTTTGGTTAGACCATACTGGAGGTTCAAGAACATTTAATATTTCACAATTAAGTACCCAAGATAATGACTGGCTTAAAATCATATCCGTTTCTGGCACTTCTGCTTCTACTGTTTGCGTCATTCAAAACGACCAAGGTACAAGCACAAGCTGCTAATATTGGAGATATATCAGAACTTAATGGTGTAGCTCAAATAGTAAGAGATAAGCCTTATGAAGCTAATTTAAAATTTGCTATACAAAGTAATGATGAAGCTATTACTACGAATGGTAGAATGGCTATTACTTTTTTAGATGACTCTGTTGTAAAACTTACAGAACATTCACAATTATTAATTGATGAATATATTTATGACCCAGACCCAAGTAAATCTAAAATGGCTATTACTTTTGGTTTGGGCACAGCTAGGTTTATAACTGGTAACTTAAACCGCATAGATAAACAAAACATATCTCTTAAAACACCTACAGCAAATATAGCTATTAGAGGTACAGATTTTACAGCTACAGTAGATGAATTAGGTCGTAGCCTTATAATACTTCTACCAGATGCTCTAGGGCTTTCTAGCGGTGAAATAGAAGTAGTTACTGCTATGGGTACTGTTGTATTAAATAAACCTTATGAAGCGACTACAGTAAGCGTATTTGAGTCTGCTCCAACTAAACCTGTAATATTAGATTTAACTTTAGATGTAATAGACAATATGCTTATTGTTACACCACCTAAAGAAGAAGTATTAGTAGAAGAAGAAAGTACATCAACTAAAACAGATAGTGTATTAGATTTTAATGATTTAGATATAGATTATTTAGCAGAAGATTTTTTTGCAGAAGATAATTTAGAATATACAGAACTTGATATAAATTATTTAGATGTAAATTATCTTGAAGATTTATTAAATGTTTTAGATGCTTTAGCTATTAAAGAAGATGAAGATGCTTTAGCTGAAGCTACAAGTACACAAATAACAGGAACACTATTAGGTAAAGACCCAGATACACAAATAACTACATTAATAACAGGTAATGTTATAAGTTTGCGTAGAAGTGTTAATGAGTCAGTAAGGTTAGATTTAGATGGAAGTAACGCTTATACAGTAATATTTATACAAGATGGTATATCAAATGTTGTAAAAATTAATGGAGGAAGTGATAGCACTATTACTATTACTCAAAGTGATTGATGAAAAAATTAATAATACCAATACTTATAATATTAAGTTTGCCTATTTTATTTCAATCAACTCCAACAGAAATAATAAAATTAAAAACATTTGATGCTTTAATAAAAACACCAGAGCCATCAGGTAATTTTGTGATACTTAATATTACAGAAGAAGATGTAGAACAAGAGGGTGGTTATCCATTACCAAGACAAAGACTTGCTGAAATACAAATGGAGCTTATAAGCAAAGGAGCTTTAGGTGTAGGCTGGGTTATATCATTTCCTCAACCAGATAGAATGGGTGGAGATGAAACTTTTGCAAGGTCTTTAGGATATGCACCATCTGTAATAGCTATGTTTGAAGATAATAAAGGTAGTTATCCAAAAGCAACAGGCACAGTTATACTTGGAAAAAATAATGGTGGTATAATTAGTTTGGGAGTGAAGGAAAACCTATCAACATTATCCTCTCACACACTACAAGGGTTAGCCATTGCTCCCACTGATGTAGACCAGCTTGTAAGAAGAATACCTCTTTTAGTTAAAACACCTGATAATGAATGGATACCTAGTTTTGGTACACAAATATATAAAGCTTTATTTAATGTAAAAACTTACATTATAAAAACTAATGATAATGGTATATCAGAAATATCAATAAGAGGAATACCACCAGTTAAAACAGATAGTCTTGGTCGCAAGTGGATTAGTTGGATAAATACAGAACAAACCACTTTAAAAGAAATGAATGTAAATGGTAAGTTTGTATTTGTAGGTGTAACAGCTAACGGAGTAATGCCACAAATAGCAACACCAGTTGGATTATTAGAGCCACATAAAATACAAACAGCATTAGCAGAAAGTATATTAATACAAGATAGTCCTTATATACCTGACTGGGCAATAAGTATTAACTTGTTAATATTTATATTAAGTGTTGTTATTGTTTGGTTTGTATTATTTTATTTTGGCATAACATGGGGAATAGTATTAAGTTTATTATCTATGTTTACTACAGCTAGTATAGGTTATTACTTTATACAAAAAGGTTTATTAATTGATGTTACTTGGAGTTTAATATCTCAATTTGTAACAGGAGCTATAGCTTTTTATCTTAGATTTAGAGAGCAATATAAACTTAGACAACAAATTAAAAAACAATTTGAACATTACCTTGACCCAAGACAAGTTAAACAACTTCAAGATAATCCAGAATTACTTAAATTAGGTGGAGAAAGAAAGTATTGTACTTTTCTTTTTACAGATGTAAGAGGTTTTACTAGCTTGTCAGAAAAATTAGAACCAGAAGAAGTAACAGAAATTATGAATAAAGCTTTAACCATACAAGCTAATGCTGTTAAAAAATATGGTGGTATGGTAGATAAGTATATTGGTGATGCAATGATGGCTATATTTAATGCACCTATAAATATAGATATGCATGAAGATAGAGCTATACTTACAGCTATAGAAATAAAAAAACAAATGCAAGAAGCTAATCTTAATATTAAAATAGGTATAGGTATAAATAGTGGAGATGCTGTTATTGGAAATATGGGCTCTGAAACTAGATTTGATTATACAGCTATAGGAGATGCAGTAAATTTAGCAGCAAGAATGGAAAGCAGTTGTAAAGAAGTAGGAGAAGATATAGTAATAGCAAAAAATACTGCAATACAAACAGATATAAAATTAGAAAAATTAAAACCTATTAAAGTAAAAGGAAAAGAAAAAGCAATAGAAATTTATACTATACAAGGAAACGAACATGGATAGATTATTAACTGTAAGAGATGTAGCTGAAGATTTAGCTGTATCAAAAAAAGAAAATGAAGAAAGATGGAAAACAGCTTTTAATGAGTTTTCAGATATTAAACAAGAAATAGGTAGTATTAATAACACAATGCGAATGGCAACCTTTGGAGTATTTGGATTTCTTGGTGCTTTAGCTATCGCAGTAGTAACGAGTATGTTGGTATAAAAATGAAAGGATTATTAAAAAATATAGTTGGTGCAGTAGCTCCTACACTTGGAACAGCAATAGCAGGACCAATGGGTAATATGGCTTTAGGCAAAATAGCTGAAGTATTAGGTTGTTCAGCAGACCAAAAATCTGTGCAAAAAGCTGTACAAAATGCAACACCAGAACAAATGTTACAGTTAAAAAAAGCTGAACAAGAGTTTGAAGTACAAATGAAAGAGCTAGATGTAGATGTTTTTAAACTTGAAGCACAAGAAAAACAACACGCAAGAAGTATGTTTAGTAAAGATTGGACTGCTCGTATTATTGGTTTGGTAACTATAGCTGGATTTCTTGGATACATATTTTTAGTAACACTACAACCACCAGAACAAAACTCTGAAGCACTTATAAATTTAGTGCTAGGTTATTTAGGAGGATTAGCAAGTGCAATTATTTCGTTCTATTTTGGAGCATCTAATTCCAGTAACAAAGGAGAATAAAATGGAAACATCACAAGAAGGATTATCTTTAATTAAAAAGTTTGAAGGTTGTAAACTTGAAGCTTATAAATGTGCTGCCGGTGTTTGGACTATAGGATATGGAAGTACTGATGGAGTAAACGAAGGTATGAAAATATCCCAAGAAAGAGCAGATATGTTATTGCTTGAAGATGTAGAAGTATTTGAAGAAGCTATAAATAAACTTGTAAAAGTAAATTTAGAACAAAATCAATTTGATGCTCTTATATCATGGACATTTAATCTTGGAGAAACTAATTTAAAAAACTCTACTTTATTAAAAGTATTAAACAATAAAGATTATGAAGGAGTTCCTGCACAAATAAAAAGATGGAATAAAGCAGGTGGTAAAGTATTACAAGGTTTAATAAGAAGACGAGAAGCAGAAGCCTTACTATTTGAAGGCAAAGAATGGCATGAGGTATAACTATGCCGTTTGCAAAGTTTGAATTTAAACCCGGAATAAACAAAGAAGGAACTAATTATTCTAATGAAAATGGTTGGTTTGATGCTGATAAAATTAGATTTAGAAAAGGCAGACCAGAAAAAATAGGTGGTTGGGAAAAATATACTTCTAATACTTTTATAGGAACTTGTAGAAAAATTCATGTATATAGTGATATAGAACAAACTAAATATAAAATATTAGGCACACATAAAAAACTTTATGTACTAGAAGGAGATATATATAACGACATAACTCCTATCAGAAGTACAACATCTGCAGGAGATGTAACTTTTGCGGCAACTAATGGAAGCTCAACAATTACAGCAACCGATACTTCTCATGGTGCAGTAGCAGGAGACTTTGTTACATTTAGTGATGCTGCTACTTTAGGTGGCAATATTACAGCAGCAGTTTTAAATCAAGAATATGAAATAGTTTCTATACCTAGTTCTAATACATTTACATTTATAGCTAAAGATACAAGCGGAACTGAAGTAACTGCAAACAGTAGTGATACTGGTAATGGTGGTAGTTCTACAGTAGGTGCTTATCAAATTAATGTAGGCTTAGATGTTTTTGTATCATCAACAGGTTGGGGTGTAGATTCATGGGGTGCAGGAACATTTGGTTCATCAACAGCTTTATCTTTAACTAATCAATTAAGATTATGGACTATAGATAATTTTGGAGATGATGTTATAGCAGCACCTAGAGGTGGACCTTTATATTACTGGGACGAGTCCAGTGGTTTAGGAACAAGAGCAGTATTAGGTAGTACTAAAAGTGGTGCAAGTGATACGCCAGTAGCAATATCTCAATTATTAATGTCAGATGTTGACCGCCATGTTATAGCTTTAGGTTGTAATCCAATAGGCTCATCTACGATTGACCCATTATTAGTTAGATTTTCAGATGCAGAAAATGCAGTAGATTGGACACCGACAGCAACAAATTCTGCTGGTGGCGTAAGGTTATCTACAGGTAGTTTAATTGTAGGTGGTTTACAAACAAGACAAGAAATACTTATATGGACAGATGTGGGCGTAGTTTCTATGCGTTTTGTTGGACAACCTTTTATATTTAGTTTTAATGAAGTAGCAACAGGTATGTCTTTAATATCTCCAAATGCTGCAGCTACTGCAGGTGGAGTAGTTTACTTTATGGACGATGGAGCTTTTTATCAATATGCAGGTTCTGTTCAAAAATTACCATGTACAGTATTAGATTATATATTTAGTGATTTTAATAAAGGACAAGCTTATAAAATTTTTGCAGCACCTAATCCTAAATACAATGAAGTAATTTGGTTTTATCCTAGTGCTAGTTCAACAGAAATAGATAGATATGTAACTTATAATTATTTAGAAAATAGTTGGAGTATAGGAACAACTAATGATGGTTTTGTTAGAACAGCATGGAATCCAGCATATAGTTTAGATTACCCAATAGCTGCTAGTAAAAATGATGACTCTGGTTTAAATTATTTATATAACCAAGAGTTTGGTTGTTTAGCAGATGGAAATGGATTTACTGCTTTTATAGAATCATCTGATTTTGACTTAGACCCAGCAGGAGAAAAGTTTATGTTTATGTCTAAGTTAATACCAGATTTAGAATTTAGAAAATCATCTGATACAGGTAACACAGTAGATTTTATAATTAAAGGTAGAGATTATCCTTTACAAGATTTATCTACATTATCCACAACATCTGTTACACCTAGTTCTACTTTTGCAAATATTAGAGGTAGAAGCAGACAAAGTGCAATAAGAGTTAGCAATACTAATGGTGATTTTGGTTGGCGATTAGGTGATATAAGATTAGAATTAAGACAAGATGGTAAAAGATAATGGCAGATAAAAGTGCAGTTCCATTACCGATAGCAACTCTTGAATATAATGAGTTAAATGAATCTATAACTAGAAGAACAATAGAACAAACTTTTCAAGATATAAATTCAGATATAGGTAATGCTAAAAGAAAACAAGATAGTGTAAGTAGTAAAGCTATGCGAAGGCATCAGTTTTTGTTAATGGGAGCAGGTAATGGCTGATAGTTTAAAAGTACTAGGACAAGTTGACCCAGCAGCTACTACCACTACAGTTCTTTATACAGTACCAGATAAAACCCAAACAACAGTTAGTTCTATAGTAGCTGCAAATAGAACAGGCTCTGCAATAACATTTAGATTAAGTGTTCATGTAGGCGGAGCAAGTGCAGATGATAAACAATATCTTTATTATGATAAATCTGTAGCAGCAAATGACACTTTAACCATTGTAATAGGTATAACACTAGACCAAACAGATGTTATAAAAGTTTATACCAGTGCAGTAGATATGAGTTTTAATATATTTGGTTGTGAAACAACCGAGGAAAGATAAATGGATATAAGACAACAAACCCAAAATGTAGCAGCACAAGGTCGTTATGGCGACAGTATGTTGCTTCATGTTAATCCTGCAGAAGTGCAAGGTTTAGCATCTGTAATGCCATTAACAAAGAATCCAGAAACAGGACAGCCTGAAGCTTTTTTACCTTTCTTAGCACCGCTATTAGGTAGTATGGCTGGTACTGCTTTGTTTACAGGTTTAAGTCCAGCAGTTGCTGGAGCATTAGGTTCTGGTATAGCAACTGCTATTCAAACAGGTGATTTAAAAGAAGGAATAATATCAGGTATAACAGGGTTTGGTTTAGGTAAAGCATTTGGTGCTGCTGGTATTGGAGCAGAAGGTAGAGCTCTTGAAGCAGGTAGTGCTGCAAATGCAGCAGCTGATGCTGCAAATTTAGCTACAGGAGAAGGTGTTAAACAAGCACTAGCTGCTGAAGCAGCTTCAAACACAGCACAAACTGCTGCTCAAACAGCTGCTGAACAAACACTTGGTCAAGGAGCTTCAGCTTTTGCAGATGCAATATCTAAACCGGGAGCATACTTACCAATAGTTGCAGGAGAAGGAACTTTAGAAACTCAAAGACAACAGGAAGCTTTTGAAAAAGCAATGAGAGAATATGAGCTTGGACAAAAACAAAGAGAAGAAGAAATGTATGCTATGTATCCAGAGCAAATACCAATGAGTAGTCCATATGCTTATATGGCAGAAGGTGGAGAAATTCCAATGCCTGAAAATGTAAAAGGAGGTATTGGCAATGTAAGTTTTTTACCCGGAAAAGGAAGACTAAGAAGACCATTTATGCCACCTAGACAATTAGTAATACCTGACCCTAATAGTTTTGAAGCTGCTATGTCTGGGCAACTTGATAGAACTTATAAAGAACCTCAACAAATTTCACGACCTGTAACAGCAGAAGCTGTACCTATAACTGACCCAACAACAGGTATGCCTATGGTATATCCTGAAGGAAGTGAATTTGCAGGACAACCAATACCATCAGGACAATTTAAACCATCTGATAATTACAGACCCGGAATAGACCCAGAGTTTAATTATTTACCCGGAGGTAATAGACCTGCTTCATTTTTAGGTAACTATCTTGGACAAACTGGTGCTGATTTAGGAGGAGTTAATCCTTATGTGGCTGGAGATGTATTAGAAGCTTATGGATATGGACTTCCCTATGACATGATGAATCCTTATGGAAACCCTTATGGAAATCCTTTTGATATAGGAATAGGTAATCCTTTTGGAAACCCTTACGGAAATCCTTTTGGAAACCCTTACGGAAATCCTTTTGGAAATCCTTATGATAATCCTTTTGAAAAACCTTATGAAGAATATCCTCCAATGGACCCTGTAATTCCTTTTGGAGCTGAAATGGATTTTATGAACTTTAGTAACTTACCAAACTTAGGAGCAAACTTAGGAACTTATACAGGAAATCCATTTGGACAAAATGATTTTACAACATCACAATTTATGCGTGATGATTTTATGATGCCACCATTAAGGGATATGGACTTTACTAATATTGGAGATGCTTATGGTTTAGGAAATTTAACTAATCCAAATTCAGAAGTAACAAACTTTCCAATGCCTAATCCAAATTTAAAAGGCTTACCAGATAATCTTGAAGACCTTGCAAACCAAGGATATTTTGGAACACCAAAAATAGATAATGACAGAATTAGTGATAATCAACTAACTGATATAAAAGGACCTATGATAAATACTACAGTAGGACCTAATAATATTCCACCTGCGGGTAGAGGTGATTATGAACCTATTGATGATTTCAGACCTGTAACAGATATGTTAGCTAGACTGCCTGTAACAGATATGTTAGCTAGACCTAAGTTTGATAGACAACCTATAAGAAGACCTGCGATTTCAGGTTTAGAAAATAGAGATTTAATGGACATTGATTCTTTAATAACTCCAATAGAGCAATCACAAATACAAGCTTCTTTATTACCAAATGATTTAGCCCGACAAGCAGCTATGGATAATTTAGTAAATGCTGATGACCTTAATGCTAGTATGAGACCTATACTTCAACAACCACAACCTCCTCAAACTGGTGGCATACCAGTAACAGGTGGTGGACCAATAGGTAGTGGAATATTACCTGAAGCTAATTTACCTTCAGGACCAACAGCTCCAACTGCACCTGCATCAGGAGCTAGACAAATACCATCAGGACCAGCTATGGGTGGGATAACTGCTATACCAACTCCAATACAAAATCCTTTTATGCAATTACCAACACCACCTATGCGTGATGATTTTATGTCAATAGATAGATTTAATCCTATTGCTATGCCATTTGGAATGGAAGAAGGAAGACAAATACCTGATGATGCAAAAGGATTACAAGCTTTAGCTAAAACAGAAAAAGGAAAAGATGCTGTAAGGGAAATGGGATATAAATTACAAGCAGGTGGATTAACACCTAGCCCAGAAGAACTACAAGAAGTACAAATGGCTATACTGGGACAAATGCCAAATAACCAACAAGTTATTGATATGTTTGTAGAAAAATACGGCAATGAAATATTTGTAATGATAAGAGAACAAATTCTTAATCCAGAAGGAAACAGACAAACACAAGGCATGATAGAAGGTATGGGCGGTGGAATGGACGACCAAGTATTAGGAATGATTGGTAGTCAACAAGCTGTAGCTGTATCTCCGGGTGAGTACATTGTACCAGCAGATGTTGTATCAGGATTAGGAGATGGTTCTTCTGATGCAGGTGCAAAAGAACTTGATGGTCTATTAGATAGAGTTAGACAAGAAAGAACTAATACAACTAAACAACCAAAAGAATTAAATAAAGGAAAGGTATTACCTAAATGAGTAATGTAGTTAAAATAAAAGAAAACAATAACAACACTTACAAAGTAAATAATAATTATATTGTTACTTTAGTTCCTCATCATTACATGGGAACTATTTGGAATGATGTAGAAAAATATTTACAAAAAGCAGTTAAAAGGTCTAAAGGTAGATGGACTATAGACTATTTAAAAAATGCTATTAAAAAAGCAGAACAAGAACTTTGGGTAATTTTTACAGAAGAAGATAATGAAATAATTGGTGCAGCTACTACTGAATTTGTTTACTATCCAAATAGTAAAAAAGTTGCCGTGCAATATTTAGGTGGAGAAAATTTACCTGACTGGGCATGGAATTATTTAACAACAGTAGAAGCTTGGGCTAAAGATAATAAATGTGATGGTATAGAGTGTACAGCTAGATTTGGTATGTGGAAATGGTTAGGCAAATCTGGTTGGGAAAAATCTTATACAATTTTTGAAAAGAGGTTTAACAATGGGTAAAGGAAGAAGCAGCAGTAGTGCTCCACAACAAACAGAAGTAAAACAAACAACTACTAATTTACCAGAATATGCAGCACCATATTTTACTAGGTTATTAGGCAGAACAGAGTATGAGTCTTTAAATCCATATAGAACTTATACAGGTCAAAGACTTGCAGAAAGAAGTCCAATAGCTGAACAAGTACAAGCAAGACAAACTGCTTTAGGATTAGCAGGTGCTCCAAGAGAAATGGCAGAAGCATCACAATTTGCTAGAGAAAGTGTAGTAAATCCACAAAGATTTAATACTGGTATAGCTAGTATGTATATGAATCCTTTTCAAAGATTAGTTACCGATATAGAAAAACGAGAAGCAACAAAAGCATCTGATATAACAGGAGAACAAATAGAAGGACGAGCAGCTCAATCTGGTGGTTTAGGTGGTTATCGTGAAGCTATACTTCAAGCAGAACGACAAAAAAATCTAGGACAACAATTAGGCGATATAGAAGCTAAAGGACAAAGAGATGCTTTTTCACAAGCACAAGAACAGTTTGAAAGAGATAGAGCCAATCAATTAAATGCTGCAAGACAACGATTAGGAGCAGCACAATTTTTAGGTAGTCAAGCTCCAATGCAACAACGACTAGCTTTTGATAGATTAAAAGCAGCACAAGAAGCACAAGAAGTAGGCAGAAACTTTAGACAGGCTGGGTTAGATATAGGTTATAAAGACTTCTTAAACCAAATAGCTTACCCAAGACAACAGTTAGGTTTTTATGGACAAATACTGCAAGGCTTACCAGTAACACCGGGAACACAAGTTTCACAGTACGCACCTGCTCCTTCAACTACACAGCAGTTATTAGGACTAGGTTTAGGTGGATTAGGTTTATACAGAGCTTTATCAGGTGGACAAGGATAAATATTAAAGGATTAATAAATGAATATAATAGAACTAGAAGATAACATTAAAGGCTTACCAGATAATAGTTTACAAAATGAAATGGTTAATCCTACTGGTATGTTTCCACAATACTTAGTTATGTCTGAATTGCAACGCAGACAAGAAATGCGTAAAGACTATCAAGGTCGTATGGCAGCTGAAGAAAAAACTCCTCCGCTTCCATCTATTCGTGAACAAATGATGGCAGGTATAACTCAACAACAACCAATAATGCAGGATAGCGGCATAGCAGGACTACTACCAGCTCAACCGCAAGGAGCACCAATACCACCAACTATGTCCGCTAGTCCTGATGTAATGCCTATGTATGCTGGTGGAGTTGTGCGTATGAATACAGGTACACAAATACCTGATTTGTATGGTTTAACCACTGAAGAATTAAAATTAGCTGGTTTATATGATGACCCAAATACAGAAGAAGATGAAAGAATAACAAGTTATGAACAAGACATAATAGATTATTATAAAACTTTACAAGAAGAACAACCTAAAAAAATAGCAGAAGAAAAAAGATTTGGAGAAGGTTTAAATTTAATGAAGGCAGGTCTTGCATTAGGTACTGCTGGTACATTTAAAGAGTTAAGTTCAGGATTAGAAAAAACTATAGATAGTATAGATGCAAGTAATAAAGCTATTTCTAAAAAAGAAGATGATTTGAAAAAATCTAAATTAGAAAAAGCAAAAGCTATGGCTTCAATAGAAGCTAAAAGAACAGATAGATTAGCAGATTTATCTAAATTAAAAACTGAAAAACAAGCTAAACAAGCTTTGGCTGATTATTATAAATCTATGGACCCTAAAACTAAACTTAGTGGTCCGGGACAAATAGCTAAAGAAATATTAGATGGTGTATATGGACCACCAGAAAGTTTAAATATTTATAGAACAACAGATGCAGAAGGAAATGAACTTCCTAAACCAATTATTGATTCTAATAAATTATTAGAATTAGCAGCATCTAAAGTACCATCAATAGCTTCAGCAGATATTAGAACACTAGGTAGTAAACAAGAAGAACTAGCTAAATTAGTAACAGACCAAATGAGTAAATTTTCAACAATTCAAGAAGTAATTAATCTTGCAAAAGAAGAAAATATTAGTGAACAAGATGCATACGATAGAATTAAAATGAAAAAAGAACTTGAATTAAGAAAACAATTAGGTTTAGGTTCAGGAGCAGGTATGTATTCTGGTGGTGTTGTAGGTAAATCTTCTCAAAGTTTTAATGATGTGGTAAAAACCATCAATGCCTAAGTTTGTTCAAACACCTGATGGAATAACACACCAGTTACCTGACAGTGTAACTGACGAAAACTATTTAGAAGAAAAAGAAAGATTTTTAGCTAACTATAATAAACCCCAACTCCAAGAAGATTTCACTTCACAACCCCAACCCCAACCTCAATCTGAAATATCTACAGACTTACCCGGTCCTGCATTAATTGGTGCAAGTCTTTTAAGTAATCTTGAAAAAAATGATGGAAGATTTTTTGATAGAAGAAATTATACTGAAGAAGATTTAGATAGAAGTGGTTTGTTATTACAAACAAGAGGTTCTTTTTCAAAATTATTTAGTGAGCAAGATGCTACTTACAATAGATTTAAAATATTAGAACAAATAGCAGAGTTAGAAAATGAAAGATTACAAATTTTATCTAAAGATGTTTTAACTGAAAAAGATAAAACTAGATTAGTTGAAATAGATAGATTAATAAATGAGGGAGAAGCACCAAATATTTCTGTAGAAGAAGCAGAAAAACAATCTATAAAAGAAGTTACAGATGCTATACCTTATATTCCTAATCCTGCTTTAATGGGCGACCCATCAGTTTATCAAGCAACTACTCTTAATCTTGCAGAAATAGAAAGAAATAAAAAACTTGGATTAAAAGATACATTAGCATACGAAACAGATAGAAGGGATAAATCTATAGAATTTCAATCAGGTATAAGATACTCTAAAAGTTTTGAAGACTTAGCTAGTGCTTCATCTTTTGATGAATCTATGGAAATATTTTTATCTGACCCATTAAGTTTAATGGGACAAGTGTTAGCTTCAAGTTCAGCACCAATGTCTGTATCTTTAACTTCTGGTGTTGTTGGAACTCTTTATGGGGGTCCAATAGTAGGTGCAGCAGCAACAGGTATTGCTTCTGGTTCAGTTGATGCAGTTTATTCTTTTACAGAATATATGCAAAAACAAGGTGTTGATATATACAATAATGATGATGTTGTAAAATTTTTACAAGACCCAGAAAAAGTAGCAGCTGCTAAAAAGTATGCAAGAACAAGAGCAACATTTATAGGTGCTTTTGATGCATTATCTTTTGGCTTAGGCTCTAAAATAATAGCACCTGCTAGAATTGGTGGTGCTCATAGTAGAGCATTATTTAATTCATTAGTAGTTCAACCGCCATTACAAGGAACATTAGGTGGAGCAGGAGAATACTTTGCACAATTAAGTACTTTAGAAGAAGGAGAGCAAATACGAGTTGGTGAAGTGTTTATGGAAGCTATAGGTGAATTAGCTTTTGCTCCTGTAGAAACAACACTAGCACAAGCAGGTACAGGATTTGCAGAATATAAAAGAATACAACAAGAAGCAATTCAAGAACAAAGAAAAAGATTTAAAAATTTTGAAACAAATTATGCAAACCTTACCCCAGAACAACAAAAAGCTATAGATGAAAAAGGTGCAGAAGTTTTTGAAAGAATACAAAATAATAATCCAGATAAATCTATAGAAGAAATTTTAGATTTAACATATCAAGAATTACAAACAACCTTTGAAGCTTTTGAAGCTCGAAAAATTATTCAAGAAAATCCACTTGAAGATATTGCATACAATAAACTTGGAACAAGAAATGAAGTTGTTTTTAAAGCAAATGAAGACGGAACTTTTAGTGTAGTAATTATAGATGAAAGACAGCCTAATAATTTAAAAATTCTTGGTACTTATAATGAAAAAGAAAAAGCAGCAAAAACTACTAGAGATTTAAACCATCAAATTAATACTTATGTAAATAGACAAACATTTCAAGAAGATGCAGTAATGCAAAACTTAAATCTTGATAATGAATTTGTAGAAGATTTTGCAAATGAAATATTAAATACTACTCTTGATGGTATATCTTTTGTAGATTTAGAAAGATTAGGGGTTGCTCCAGAAACTATAGCTCTTTTAAAAGACATAGCACAAAACGATTACACTGTACCGCCAAGTGTATTAAAAGCAAATTTATCTAAAAAACAATTTGATAAAGTAATGCAATCAAAAGCAGAAACTTTAAATGCTAAACCTAAAAAATCTATAGCAGGTACAGCTTTTAATACTTTATTAAAAAATAAAAATATTGAAAGTGATATTAATTCAGATAGTTTTAAAAGATTTGGATTGCATTTTGTTGGAGAACAAGATGTAAACAAAATGAGTGTAGCTCAAAAAAGAGTATTGTTTACTTTATTAGATAACATACCAGCTTCTCCAGATAAAATAAATTTACCAGATTTTACTCCTAGAACTTTTAGTGTTGATGATTACAACAAAGCAAAAACAGAAATAGAAAATCAAGGTAAAGCTACATTAAAAATAATACAAGATGCAACAGGATTAAATAAAGTATCTGCAAAAAGAATAATGGAGTACTTTGTTACTGCTGGTTATGTTAATAAAAAAGGTAACAAGTTTGAATTTGTTGGAACAGAAAATCAAATTTATAACTTAGATGGTACTCGTAGATTAACTTCAGATATAAATTTAAACAAAAGAATAAAGCGTATTGAAAAAATACTTGTTAATAATAATAAAATAAATCCAAATGTTCGTTCAAAAATAGCAACTTTTTTAGATGAACTTACAGACCCTAATATTAGAACAATAGCAGGTGGTAGTTATAATGCTACATTTAATGAAATACTTTATACAATAGATAGAGCAGACTTAAATTTATTAGATAAAAAATCAGACCAATATAATCCAAAAGAATTTTTAGCTACATATGCTAGATTACAAGGACACGAAAACTTTCATGCATTAGTAGAAGCAGGATTATTTACACAAGAAGAAATAAATGCACTTACAAAATTTGCAACTAATAAAAAAATAAGTAAAAAATATCAAGAAGCATTACAAAGAAAATTAAAAACAGAAGAAAAATATTCTGATAAAACATATCTTGAATTTGCAACTGAACAATATACAGGTGTAGAAGGATATGAAAATCCTAATGATATATTAGAAGAAGCATGGGTTCATGCATTTGAAGACCTTATTACAACTAATGCAAAAATTACTGGCAGACCAAGAACAGCTTTAGAAAAAGTATCTAATTTTGCAAAAGCTGTAGGCAATGCTTTAGTAGGAAATGGATTTTTTACAGTAGAAGATATTGTTGATAAAACATTACAAGGAAAAATAGCAGATAGAAATAGAGGTGTATCAAATAAAATTGAAAATACAAATACAATATTTAATATACCTGAAGCAGAAGATGTAATTGTATCTGACCAACCAAGTGTTAAATATAGTGTAAACAGAAACTTATATTCTCAACAAAAAGAAGCAGAGATTATAAGAAACAAAATAAGTAATACACAAATAATATCAAGAAAATCAGATGGTACACCTATTTTAAATTGGGAACCTCAACTAACTTTAAATGTATCTACTTTTATAGACAGCATTAAATTTAAAAATAATTCTGATATACGAGGTGCTGTAGGAAATAGTAACTTAAATATAATTTATTCTAAAATAATTAAATTATTAAATAGACCTAAAGAAGAATTAATAAGTCAATATAATTTACAAGATAATGTTATTAATAATATATTAAATCCTATTCAATATAGTAGCCAACAAATATTTGTTGAAGCAAATGAAATTTTTAGAAATTATTTACGAAATGAAAACATAGGTAATACAAGAACATTTAATCTAATGCCTTATAAAACATTAGAAGATGGTTATGAAGGTTTTGTTGTTGGTGAAAAAACAACTGATGCTAATAATTTATATTACAATCCTAGAATTTACAGCAGTCAAGCACAAGCAGAAAAAGCGTTAGAATCAAATGACGCACAATACAATCCTATACCTAATAGTAATATACAAAAAATTAGAAAGGTAAAGTTTTTTCCAAGAAATATAATTTTTAATCCAGCTTTATTAGGTTCTAAAGATGTTGAAAATAATTATCTTATTAGAAATCATAGTCCTAACAATATAACGGAGCCAACAACACAACTAATATTTAATAAATTTTTTGGAAACACTTCAGAATTACTTGTTACTAATGAAGTATTTGCTGGTGAGGTAGAAAGTTTTAATTTAGAAACTAATACACCAAAAATTAAATACTCTTTAAGAGAAACAAATGGTAGATTAATTGATGATGTAAAAGCAAAATTAGAAGAAGATTCTGGAGCTCCAACATTAGAAGGATATTTTGAACAATTATATGGAACTGTTGCATCAATACCTCCAGCAGTAAAACAAATGTTAAGAGATGGGAGAGGAGAAGGTTCAGAATATATAGCACCATTAATGTCTTTAGGTCCAGAAGCTTTTGTAAAAACAAGAGTAGGCAAAAACACAGGTAAAGGAGTATTTTATTATGCCTTTGAATATCCAGAAGATTTAACTGTAAATCAAGCACAACAATTTTATGATGCTGTAAATTTTGTTACACAAGAATCTGTAAAATTATTTCCTGAAGAAGTGGTTGTTTATAGAGGAAGTCGTATAGATGATAGTTACAGTTTAATTCCTACAACAACTAATAAAAGAATAGCAGAAGCTTTTGGAAAAAATTTAGATAGGAGAGATGAAAGAGTAGAAGAACTTTATTACGATAAAATAAGAGATGGTGAAATAAGTTCAGACATAACTCTTGATGAGTTTAGAACAAATCTATTTAGTTCAAAAGGTAGCCCAAGAGATATAGCTAGATATGGTTATAATGTTCAAAGATTCCTTGTTCCTAAAGAAGCTATTGCAGTTAATATGAACGCTTTGTATAGAGGTGAATCTATACTTGGCGATGATGAAAGAAGTTTATTTTATGATAGATATAATTATCAAAATGAACAAGAGCTTTTAATACCTACACAATTTTTAATTGATGATTATGGAGACACTAAAGGTACAGAAGTTTTAACTACGCATCTTCAAGATGTTGCAAAAGAAAAAAGGGATAGAATTAGAATAGCAGATGATTTTGCAACTATAACATCTGGAAATTTTGCTGTTCCAAAAGACCAAGTAAAAACTTTAACCAGAACAGAACTATTAGATGCTAGGGGAGATTTAATAATCTTAGCTAATGACCCAAAGTATCAAACAAATTATGTAAGCGTAGAAGATATATATGAATTAGTAAATCACCCAGCTATGTTAGCTGTACAAAATGAGTCTTTAACTATTCCTGATGTTCTTGATAGTTTAACTTCTGAACAAGTAAATAAAAGAATAGAAGATATGCGACCTGATTTAATTCGTATAGCTGAAGAATATGCAGGTGGTAATTTAAAATTTGATAAACAAGCAATATTAATAATTGGACCACCGGGCACAGGTAAGTCAACATTTGCTGAAGATATAGCAGAAAGAAAAGGTTATGCAATAGTTGATGCTGATGATGCTAAAAAACAAATGCCTGAATTTAAAAATGGTGTAGGTGCTAACGCTACACACCCATTTTCAAAATTAGTTGCTACTCAAATTCAACAAGAATTTATAGAACAAGGTGCAAATATAATAATTCCAAAAGTTGCTGGTAAGTCAAGTCGAATAACAGGTAAACCAAAAACAACAGGCATTATAGATACAATAATAGATTTACAAGCAAGAGGATATAAAGTAGATGTTGTGTATCCAGATGCTAATATAAATCAAGCAATAATAAGAAATGTTACTAGGTATGGTGAAACAGGAAGATTTGTAAACCTTGATTATTTATTATCTATTGATAATAAAGTAAGAGATAGTTATAACATAATAAAAGATTATTTTATTAATGAAAATAAAGGTAGGTATCCTGATATTGGTTTTACATATATTAATAATAATTATAAATTAGGAGAGCACATTGTCGAAGAAGATACATCACAATTATTTCAAGACGATAGAGTCGTTGATGAAAGCAGAGGAAGAAGCAGAAAAGGCAGGGAGGGAACTTTACCCAAAAATGAAATCACAGAGGAACAAAATGCCCTTGTTGAAATTGCTAAAGAGCAAGAACAAAACTCAATAGAAGCAGGTGTAACTCCTGTAATAAATACTAATGCTTCCCCTAGTGCTGTAGCCGCAGCAGTAAAAGCACAACAAGAAATTAAAAATAGTTCGTCTGAAAATAATGCAGATGTAGATTCTATTCTTTCTGATATACCTAATGATACTAAAATTAAATATTCATTTAATAGAAGTAACAAACCTTTAAATAAAAATGCTGAAGATTTAATAGAAAATTTAACAGTAAGAGATGACACTATTGAAAATAAAACTACCGGTCAACTTATACTAGAAGGTTTTAAACCAGTAGACCCATTAGCATTTAGAGAAGCTTTCTTAGACCAGTATGCAAGATTAGCTGAAACAGATTATAAAGCAGGTAGAAAAAATAAATACGGAGATAAGATGTTGCTTGGCAGTATGTCTGCAGGTGCAGCATTATATTTTTCTGATAGGTCAGGAGATATATTTCAACAAGCATTTTTAAGAGGTGTACCTGTATATGATAAAGATAAAGGATATACCTATGTAACTAATGTATCTCCTATAGATGGTAAACCTATAGTTCCATTCTTTGATGTATTCAAACCAGCTTATAAAAATCCTAATTTGCTTTGGGCTTTTCAAGCAGTGCAAAGAGTTAAAAGAGAAACAAGATTTAACAAAGAAGGAAGAAAAGTAAAAGTAACAGCAGTTGATAGAAAAAGAGCTAAACAAGCTTTAAAAGATTATCCTGAATTACAAACCATGATTGATGAATATAACAGAACTAATGAACATACAGTTCAATTCTTAATTGATACAGGTGTATTAGATGAACAAACAGGTAAAGAATGGTTAGCAAATTCAGATTACATTCCTTTTTATAGACCACTTGAAGGAGTTGAAGGATTTAAAGGACCAAAAATATTTCAAGGTTTATCTATAACTCCATTTCAAAGAGCAAAAGGTAGTGAAGAAAAAGATATTGTTGACCCAATAACAGGCATTACAAATAATTTAAGAGCAGCTATAAATTTAGGTATGAAAAATATAGCAGCTAATAGAGTAATGCGTAACTTTGTAGACATGGATATAGCTAAGAGAGTTAAAGGTAATGTTAAAGGACCAGACATTGTTACGATAAGAGTTAATGGTAAAAATGTAAACTATAAAGTAGATGACCCAATGTTATATCAATCTTTTAGTGTTATGAGTCAAGGAGACTTTGCACCACAAGGATTGCTTATGAATATATTAAGAGGAACTAAAGGATTTGTAAGTGATTTAATTACAAGAGTTCCTGACTTTTGGTTTAGACAAATAGTAAGAGACTCTGCGTCTGCTTATGTTTTAAGTGGTGCTAATTATGTACCAATAATATCTTCTATTAAAGAAAGTATGAGTATAGCTAAAGGAATGATTACCGGTAATCTTCCAGATGAGTTTGTAAAATTAAGAAATGCAGGAATAATTACAGGCTATGACAAAGGTGTAAGAGATATAGATAGTACTGAAAAACTTATAAATGGTTTATATAAAAATGCTTTTAAAAGTGAAAGACCATTAGCACAAAAAGTTTATATGTTTCCTATAGATTTATTAACTACTATATGGGACATAATGGGACAAGGTACAGCTATAACAGATGCTGCTACTAGAGTTGCTGTATATAAAGACACATTAAAAAGAACAGGCAATGAAGCTGAAGCTATATTCCAAGCATTAGAAGTTTTAAACTTTACAAGGCGTGGTAATAATCAGATGTTTCAATTATATGCACAGTCAACTATGTTTTTAAATCCAAGACTGCAAGGACTAGATGTTTTTTATAGAGGACTAACAGGAAGATATGGTATAGGTAAAGGTTTATCAAGAAGTAAAAGAATGAAAGCTGTAATGATGAGAGTTGCAGCTATGGCTTCTTTATCTGTATTTTATTATTTATTAGCAAGAGACTCTGAAGAATATGAAGAAGCACCTGAAGAAATAAAGGATGCTTATTTAATTATTCCGGGCAGTAAAAAATTAGTTGGACAACCAATAGCTATACCTAAACCTTTTGAAGTAGGACTACTAACAATGACTATTCCCGAAAGGCTTACCTCTTATGCTATGGACGATATAGCAGGTAAAGATGTCGCAGATAGTTTAAAAAGAAATATAACTCATACTCTTGCAATAACACCACCAACAGCAGTTGACCCATTATTAGAAAACTTTTTTAACTATGATTTCTTTACAGGTAGACAAATAGTACCTGATTATTTAGAGGGTACAGGAGACTTAGCATACAGACCACAAACAGATACTCTATCTAAAGTTATAGGAGATGAGTTAAACATAAGTCCTTTGTATGTAGAAAATTTATTTAGAAGTTATACTGGAACATTAGGCTCTTGGATTATGATGGCAACAGATAGTTTAATTAGAGAAGGTTTAACAGATGCAGAAAGAGTAAAGTTTGGACTCGACAGACTTCCAGTTGTAGGAACTTTTCTTTTACCAGCAGAGGGAAGCAACTATGAAAATCAATTCTATAGTTTAAAAGGAGATGTTGATGATTTAGTTGCAACATTTAGACAGATAGAAAGTAATGTTGTTGATAAAGGAGATGGGTACGCTTTAGGAATGATTGATGAGTATAAGATAGAATATCAAGATGCGTTAAAAGATTTACAGTCAGAGCTTACAGATACAGCCGACCAACTTAAAGAAATAAGAAACTTAGAATCTCAAATAATTAATAGCACAACCCTTTCTTCCGAAGAAAAGAAAAGACAACTAGATAATATAAAGTCTATTAAGAATGATTTATTAAAAGGAATACCAGAACAACGCAAGTTTTATCTGGAAGAATTTAAAGAAAGAGCTGTAGTAAGATAAATATTAAAGCGTTAATATTTGTTTGAGCTATAAGGATTAAGAATTTTTTTTATCACCTAGCCTACAACCCTTTGTTTAAAGGGTTTTGTTTTTCTGTTTGTTAGTCTGGTTAGGACGCTGCGAAAACGCTGCGATTTTCAAAACACATCTAGGATTAACTTTATCAATCCCACCAAATTTATAAATGACTTCTTTGATTTGCTCAAAGCTATCATCTTCTAATACTTCTGCTTTTACCAAAGCATCACAAGTAAACTTATCAATAATAGAACAAGGATTACTAACATCTAATCTCCTTTTACTCTTAGCGTAATATGTATAGGTTAAACGAACAGGGGTTTTATATTTAGGATAACTAATCCTAGAAACTAAATCTTCTGCGTATATCTTTTTGGCACTCGCTAATGTTCTGTAATGAGCATTGCGGTAGTTATTAAGATTAAGAATGAACTTCTTATTCTTTGAGTAATAAACCTCTAATGGTAAATCAATTTTCACTATTTTATTTTTCTTCTTTTAAAGGTCTTATTCTAAAAAAATTTGCGTGTTTTGGATAGGTGTGAATAAAGTATCTTGCGTAGTAGCAGATAAAGTCGTTGGATATTTTAAAGCAATCGCCTTTAGTATTGACATCTGTTTCCCATCTAATGCGTTGCATGACAGCCCAGTGAGAGTAATGTTTCCTACCTGAACGAATAGCTTCAAAGGTAAACTTTTGAAACAGTACCCACACTTTAGGATTTTTTTTATGCCAAGCCCACCATCTTTCTTTGTTAGTAAGCTTCTCCTCTACACCCATTCGCTGAATTGGTCTATAAGTTCACGAAGCTTTTCTCTAGCTTCCTTGTTATCCATTAATTCTTTTCTACTTTCAATCCCAATATAATCTCTTACATACACTGCTGTTTCTTTTTCTCCAAATTCTTTTTCAACTCTGTAAAAAGCATCTTCACTTTTTTCCATTTGATATTTTTCTGCACAAAAATTTTGGAAGTCAGTATCTTTACACATTAAACCTGCTCTCGCTATTGCTCTCTCTCCCTCTGTTTTTTCTTTTGGAACTACTGGCTGTTCGTTATCATCTAATTGCACCATAGCCACTTGATACCTAGAGCCAACCCAATCCCTAAATAAACTTTCAGGAACTTCGTCAGGGTGTACTGATAGCGTTAATATAAATCCATGCTTGTCTTGTCGCATGGTAAGTTTGATAGCTTCAAAATTAATCGTTGCTCTTTTCATTTGATTTTCATAATCCATAATTACCTCTTGTCTATTTCATCTTTAATAATTAAGTACATCATTGTTGCCACAATATATATACTACCCACAAATAATAATCCCAATAAAATATCAATCATTATCTTTATTTTTTTTAGATACTATTTCGTAATGATTAACTAAATCTTTTTCATATTTTTCTTTAAACATTTTTTTTAATTCAGGATATGTTTTATCTATTACATTTTCTTCAGTATAAATAACAGCTTTAATTGTGTTGCTCATCTTTATCCTCTTGACTTGTGTATTCTCCATATACCATGTAATTCATTTTCGCCCATTCAATAGCATCTATTCCATGCAAAGCCCACCATCTAGCTTCCTTACCAGTTCTATGACAATCCATGTGATGTTCTCTGCATAAAGGCACTGCCCACTGGTCGCCATTTTTTAAACCCCAACCTCTATGCTGTGCGTGTCTTAGGTGGTGTGCATCAACATCTTTTCTGCCACAAACCAAACAACCACTACCGCTTTTCCTTACATAAGCTAAATACTTTTTATCTCTTATTCTTTCTGTCATTTTTTTTCTTTTTCTTTTTACCAAATATTGCTTCAAAGTTTTTATCAAACTTATCTTTATCGTAGGGCTTTTGCATACTGCCTTTGCCCCCATGCCATTTAGTCATTGTCTTTTCTTGACTGCGTGTAATTGCTCATATTCAACCAATCAATATCATCTTCCTCTTTTCTACTATCAAAGTAATAGATAAAAGATGCGTAGGTATTTCTCCACATCTTATCTATAAAGTTATCAATTTTTTTTAACAGTTTTATCAATTACATTCTCCCTCTAAATAAATAGAACAAAGCTTTTAATCTCCATTCAGACAAATATCTAAGGTGTTCAGGTATCTTTCTCTTATCCATATTAAAAAGGTATCTCCTCATCATCTTCAAATTTATAACTGCTTTCAGCATTAACACTATCCATTGCTTGTTGTGATGCCATTTCTTTTTTCATTTGGTAATCATCTATTTCAAGAACAGTGTAATAGTATTCAGTTTTCTTTTCGTTGTTTGATATTCTGTTCCACATAGCAACTGAAATATCAACTCCCTTTTCAACCCTACCATCATTCTTAATAAAATTTACCATCTGCTGTAAGAAGTCAGGTGTAATCTTTATCGTTGATTTAAAGTCAGGCTGTTTATCGTTGCTCTTAAATCCATTCTTGTAGATGTAGCAAACTTGTTTTGGTTTATCGTTTTTAAAATCAGACATTTTAGTTCTCCTCGTTTTGTAGTTCTGTTTTTTTAAGTTTAAATTTATTTAATACTTCTTCAGATATATCTGCATATCTTTCTTTCAAAATATTAAACTGCGGTTTATTGGTGTCGCTAGTGTAAAGACTTTGTAAATCACTAACTGTTTTAGATTTTTTAATAAGTAGTTCCATACTTTCAGCAAACAACTTCGCCCAAGCTTCATCATACTTATCTTTTACTTCAGGCTTATTATCTTTTTCTTCAGAGGGTAAATGATTATCCCATTGTGCAAAGACACTCATACCTAGTCCAAACATAGCTAAGTTTTTAACAAGACATCTCATGCGGTTATCATTCAACTGTCTTGCATCTATATCTTTTACAGGATTGTTCTTATAATCCATGATAGGTAGAGCCATTTGTCTTGTATGTTTACCTATAGTTATTTCAGTAATAACTTCAGCACTACCATCAGGTAGTAATCTGTATGGCAGTCCATCAATATCACAGAACTTATACTTCATCTCATACACATTGGATACAAGCATGACTGCTCTAGCCCAAGATAAATAAGTTAAGTTCATCTTTTGCTCTGTATATTCAGACACATCAATCGCACTCAATGTATCCCATATTTCTTTAAAGGTTAAATCATTTTCAGACTTAACCACTTCAGCTTCTTTTTTCATTTTGCATACTCCTTGCTATTTGAATTAAAAGTTTTGTATCAGTAGATACAAATTGGTCAAAACTCATTTGCGTTGTTTTAATAATCGCATTTGAATAATCTTGTATTGATACAGTCCTATCATCTTCTATCACAACTTTAATCTGTGATAGGTTTTCTCTTGATAACAACTGCATAAAACCTAAAATCTTTCTCTCTATTTCATTTACCATAAATATTAATCCTTTAATACTTGTTGATATTGCGGACACCACTCATTAACTTTACAGTAGTTATCCTCACATCTAACTGACACACCTTGTCTAAATTCTATGTCGTACTCCTCTCCCTTTTTCTTTGCAAACTCTCTAGCTTCTTCTTCGTTTTCAAAAACTTTTAATGCCCTAACATTCTTTTTCTTTTTGACAGCGTATGTGTCCTCTCTTTTCCACATCTCATCAAAGCTACACTCAACCATATCTTTTCCATTCATGTAGTCTTGTAAGGCTTCTTGATGCGTTCTAACCCTATCAGCTACATACTTACTCTGTTCTTCAAAACTCCATAGCTTTATAGGTACAACTACTATCTGTTGTTGTGGATAATTGCTATCTCTTTTTGCATTGTTCCTATTCCAATCTCGTAAGAAACAAATAATTTTTAACTCTTTAATTTTTACTTTCTTGTTTGCTTCTACTAGATACGCATAACAATTTAATTGTCTCTCCCAATCTAATTTAGGATTCTTTACAGCCCAAACACTCGTAAACTTATAATCCATAATCGTAATAGACCCATCATCTTCTAGCTTTTGCACATCAATCGCACCTGATATAGTCCAGTCCTCTACATCTACAAACAATCTTTCTTCTACCAAGTGTTCATCATCAGCACCTTTCTCTGTAATGTGATGTAATGCACTACCCAAGTTAGCCCAAAAAGTATCAACCACATCTTCAGTGATTCTGTTTTCGTTAATCATTCTTAATACTGATATTTGTGGGGCATCTATTAACTGCGTAATACTTCTATGTGAATTGCCCCTAGAATAATCTCTGCTTTCAGCAAGATTAACTAAGGTTTGTGGTAGGTTATATTTGTTTGTTATTGTGTTCGCCATACCCTAATACCTAAATCTATTTCTCTTGTAGTAAAAGAAAAACTTTTTGGAAGATGTAGTTTTGTGTAGTTCAATTTGTTTCTAACCTTATGAACTTCAGTAGTTCCATCTTCAGGTATAGGGATTACAAAAGACTGTCCAACCTCTAGGCTAGATAATGCAGTAAACAAGGCGTTGTTTCTAGGCTTTCTAATTATAGGTGGTATAGGAATATTATCTTCTATCTTATAATCCATAGTATTTTTCTCTCTCTATTTTTTACTTACTGCTTGTTATTATATGAATTTTATTATTAAATACAATATGAATTTAAAATTATTTTTTTTATGAGTAAGCTAAAAGAAATTTATTTATCAGTAATTATCCAAGCCATTAGAGATATAGCTAGTAGCGATAAGAAAAAATATAAAGATGGTATTGACTGGATAGTATCAAAAGAATTTATTGATGTTTGTGGTATCGTAGGTATTCAACCTCATGCCATTAGACAATCTTTGTTAGGGTTATTAAACACTTCAAACAAAAAGAAATTATCTGAAGATATTATCTCATCAATATCAGCGACAGTTTGGCAAAGGGAAAATATAACTGATTAGTGTATTACTAGATTAGTAATATACTATATATTTAATATTAGTTATTCACTAGAATAAATAGTATAAACCTAAAAGGAGTAAGTATGCAAATCCAAGAACATTATATTAATGATGAGTACCTAGATGATGGACAAAATAAAAGAATAACTTGTCCATCTTGTAGTCATTTGCGAAAAAAGAAACACGAAAAGACCCTCTCTCTTACAAGAGATGGGGATAAAATTTTATATCAATGTTGGCATTGCCAACTATCAGGGGCAGTAAACATGAACAAGCAACCATATAAACCAACAACAAAAAAGACAACACCTATTGCTGTATTAAAGACTTCAGAATACGAAAACACAGCAGTAGCTACCAGTAAATTATCTGCAACTGAAAAAAAATTCCTTAAATCTAGGGGCATATCAGAGGATACAGCAAAAAAATATGGAATATTATTTGATGAAAGAGGTTTCAATGGCGTTGGTAAAAAACAAGCAATAGGATTTCCATATCATGTAAACGACAAACTTCAAGCAGTGAAATGGAGAAGCATAGATGGAAAAAGTTTTACCCAAGATGGGGCTTCAAGAAGTTTATTTGGTTTTGATAAATTAAATATTAACGACTTAATAGTTATTTGTGAAGGGGAGTTAGATGCACTTGCACTTTATGAAGCGGGTATAGATTGTGCTGTATCAGTTCCTAATGGGGCTGTGATGAAAGTGTCAAATAATAAAATATCTCCTGAAGAAGATAAGAAGTTTAGTTATATATGGGAAGTAGCAGAAAAGCTAGACGCTATTAAAAAAATTGTTTTATGTTGTGATAATGATGAAAGCGGTAAAGCTTTAACAGAAGAATTAGCTAGACGAATTGGAAAAAATAAAGTGTTCCTAGCTGAAATGCCTAATGGATACAAAGATGCTAATGAATGTTTGTTATCAGGGGGGAAAGAGATACTGCAAAAAGTTATCAATGATGCCAAGCCATATCCTTTATCCTCTTTGTATAAGAGTAGTCATTATGAGAACAGTGTTGTTGAATTGTATGACAAGGGTTTTATGACTGGTATTTCTACAGGCTTTGATAATGTAGATGAATTATTTAGGATTGCTGGTGGACAATTATCTATTATAACAGGCATACCAAGTTCAGGTAAGTCTGAATTTATAGACCAAATGATGATTAACCTAGCAAGAAATGAAGATTGGAAGTTTGCTATTTGTAGTTTTGAGAATCCACCTGACTTACATATTGCAAAACTTGTGGAAAAGTATGTGGGTAAATCTTTTTTTAGTGGGGCAACTCAACGCATGACAGAAGATGAGAGAGATAACGCACTTAGATTCGTTGAAGAACATTTTTTGTTTATTGATTTTACAGGCGGGGAAAATCCTACAATAGATAGTATCCTTGAAAAAGGTATAGGGGCTGTAAGACAGATGGGTTGTAGAGGTATAGTGATAGACCCTTACAACTATATTGATATGGACAGAAGCTTTAGTGAGACTGATAGCATATCTCGTATGCTTACTAAAGTTTCCCAGTATGCAAAAGCCCATGATGTTCATGTATTTTTTGTAGCACACCCTATGAAACTTTATCCTGATAGCAAAGGTAATATACCAATTCCGACTGGCTATAATATAAGTGGCTCTGCTTCGTGGTTTTCTAAAGCTGATGTAGGCATAACAGTTCATAGAGAAGATAATGATATGGTCTCTATAAACTGTTGGAAGTGTAGGTTTAAGTGGATAGGTAAACAAGGACAAACCATGCTAGACTATGATGTACCAACAGGAGTTTATTCTGATATGACACAAATTGATTTTGATGAAAAGTATGACTTCACATTTTAAATCTACTGACTTAGGTACTAAGTTCTTACATCAACATAGTGTTTTTGTAATAGAAGATTTAGGGAAGAAATATTTTAGATGCAGGAATACTACAGAAAATATAATAGATAAGTTATATATTAACTCGTTAATAGATGATAAAGAATATCATGCGGGTCAATTTGTTTTGTATGTTTGTTTGCAGTCAGGATTATTAGGACAAGGTGGGATTAACTTATCCCTTGCGGGTAAGTCAACTGATGAAAAGCAATCTTCGTATAGATTACTAAAGTCTATGAGATTAAAACAGATTACCAATATGTTTAATAAAGATAAAAAACATTTGGGTAATTTTGTTATTAAAGTGATTAGTGATAATAAAGAAATCAACAAGCAATCTGATATGGCTCTCTTTAAAAGGGGGCTACACCAAATATCAAATCGCTTGTATCATTCAAGTTTAAACAACGCAAAAACTACTTGTCATTACGCTGTTCAATCTGTTGTCGAAGCATAAAGATTATTTGTGAAGATAAACTTCTACAATTCTTATCTGCTTCTGCTTGTATTTTTTTTCGCATATCGTCAGGCATACGAATCGTAAAATAATTTTTACTTACTATTGGTTTTTTAAAAGCTGTTGTCATTTTTTACTCCTATAATTTATAAGCTTTATCAATTAATTTATTAGCTTCAAGTCTTAAAAGAAAAACTTCATCTTGCATCTTCTTTAATTTATCTTTAGCCATTCTTAATTTATCTTCTGCTGTTGCTATATCTGATTGAATTTTATTAATCAGTTCCATTTTTTTTCTATCTTTTATCATTACTTACTCCTTATTTTTATTTTTAATTCTTAAAATTCTAGTTTTTTTATCCCAAGTATATTTAAGTTCTTTACCTTTATACATTCGTTTAAAACTATTTTTTTTAAACACATAATTATTTGTGTCTCCAAGTTCTTCTTTAAAGATAATTTTTATTTCATCAATATCATCAACAATATTTTTATCTTCTTCTATTAGTTCAAAAAATTCTTCTATTAACATTCTTACTCCTTAATATTTATGATAGATTTCTTCTGCTATGTGAAATAAGATGTCATCTCTGTCATCATCTTCACACAACCCTAATCTTTTGCTTATGTACTGCACTTCTTCTTCAAGCAATCCTTTGCTGTCATCTTCCTCAACTTGTTGCATTACTTTTTCAAATGCTTGTTCGTTATGTTGATTACTCATTTATTGTTCTCCTCTAAGTAATAATTTAATATCTGTTTTGTATCATTCATATCTCTATAAGTTTGGTCGCCATGCCACACCCATTTAGATATTAACCAGTGTGTATTATCTTTAGGTAATAAAGGACTGTATGCGGACACACCAAACGCATCTAGGTTTTTTATAATATCGTCTAACCAAATAGATGAAGCACCATATCCATTGTCATAAGTTCTGCTATCGCATGAATACCTAGAATACCTATCTTTTAAAAGTTCTAATTTATTTTCAAAAGATGTAGGAATAGTTCTATCAACATACCAGTATCTTTCGCTGTCTTTTTTTAAAAATCTTTCCATGTTCATACCATTGCCAAAGTTTCTAATAACAAACCAGTCAGGATTTTTTCTGCCTTTATATTTGTAGTCAGTAAGATTAACAAACCAAACAACATCTGATAAACACCACATCATTTCTTTTATAGCAAAAAAATTTTGATGTATGTATCTGTTCTCTTTAGCTTTTCTTGTTGAATTTGGATACATAAAACTAGATTTAAGTTTTACTGGATTACCAAGCAAATTTTTTAATTCATCATAAGTACAATTTAAGTATCCACTTCTATTAACCTCATTTATTACAGAAAAATAAGGACTAAATTTATTCATTGTAAAGTCTGATACATCTTTAAATCCCACGCTGTTATGAGTTTCAATAGGGTATTTATATTCCATTACTTCTCCCAGTTAAATTCTTGTTTTAAAGTTTCAACTTCCATCTCTATTATCTCAACGACATCTTCGTTATCTTCTTCTGTCTGCTTGAATACTAGATGTTTAGCTTTAGGTATCTTCCCGCTTTCATGTCGTTCAGGATATAAAATATCTAAGGCTCTCTGATTAACTTCAACTAAAGTATTAAATGATTTAACTAACATAAAGTCAGCATCACTTTTTTTCTTTGGTGTTCTATCTATATGCTTATAGATTTCATTACAGGTATTGATATTGGCATCAATCATTTGTCTTAAAAGTTCATTGTTATTATTTACTAAATACATAATTACTCCTTGTTAAGTATTACTTCGTTAATAGATAAAGGGTTTTCCCACATTAATTTTTTGGATAGCTTTCTATATCTGCTACCCATAATTCTATAGTTCATCAAAGTTATTGTTGGGTCAGAATAATCCCAAACTTTGTTAGCATCTAAGACAGAATATCTTTTAATGCTTTCAGGTTTAATCTCTCCAAGATAACAGGCATTACCTAGATACTCTAAACTGTTAGTATAATCATCTTGAAATTCAGATATATTATCTCTAAAGTATTCAGTTCTAGCTGTCATATCTTCATGTCCGATAGACATAAAATAATCTTGCCACATAGTATTATTTCTTGTAGCTTGTTCCATAAAATCTTCATCAGGATAAAGATTACAGGCATCAACCTCTACTTCTAGGACTACAGGCTTTACAAAGCCATCATACATATCATCTTCGCCTATAGAACATATAGCAAAGTAAACTGCATAAGAGTTCGTGAGATACACCATATCATTTCTACTGCGTATGGTATGTGTCCAATTACCCTCGCTGTTTCCTCTAGGATATAGCCCATCTTTAAGTATCTTATCCAAGTTATTTGTATTAGTTCCATGATAAAGAACAACTTTACCTGTGGAATAATCTTCAACTGGATAGTTCAAATCGCAGTCATTTTTTTCTTTCAAAAGATTGTCTGCCATATCTTTATATTTTTTTAGTTCTGCTTTGTTCACTTTCTTAACTCCTTTTCGTTTATATAAATTGTTGCTATCAATACTATTGAAAGTATTGTGTAGCTAAGTATTTCTAGCTTAGTCATTCTTACTCCTCATCAATAGTAATTATTTTAACTAATACTGCTCTACCACCTTTAAAAAAGTCTTTGTATTTATCTGTATCAAAGTCTTTTTTTAAGTGTTGCAGTAATTCCATTTCATTATTGCTATCGCTTATAATGTCTTTGTCGCTTATAAGTGCATATTCTTTCATAATATTTTTTTACTCCTTATAAATATTAATCTGTTAATAAATAGGTTATTCAACATCAACAACCTCTCCAAATTTAAAGTATCTTGATGTTCCAGTAGTAGCCCATATAACAGGATAGTCAGGCTCACTAAAACTGTCCCAACAATATCCATCAGTGAGATAAACAAGAAAGGCAATGTCATTGTCTAGCTGTTTATCTATATACTTGAATACAGGCTCATAAGCAGTACCACCACCACAAATATAATCCAACTCAACTTCTTCGCCTTGCGAATAGGTATCATATTTTCTTATACAATCATCACAATAAAGAATTGTTAGTTCTTCAAAGTTAGCAACAGGGATAATGTTGTTAATCGCATCTTGCATGAAAGCCATATCTTCTTTTGACACACTCCCGCTAATATCAAGAGCAATAACACCTTTAGGACTAGGTTTTTTCTCAATAGATGGTAAGTACATATCTTGATATACATATCTTCTATTTGGATTATTAAAGTTATAATCATCACTAGAAGTTTTATCTAGTATCAAATTGCCTAGCACTTCTTCCCAAGATACTGATTGATGTCTAACCATATCCATAATAGATTTAAAAGCATCTCCGCCTTTACCTACGCTTTTGGATACTTGCGTTGCATCAATAACTTTTGCATTTATTTCTTCTTCTAACTTTTGTATTTGTTCTTCGTTAGATACGCCCTCAACTTCTTCAATGACTGCATCAATAACTTCTCCAAACATCTTGTCAGCTAAAGATTGTCTATCATCATCTCCGCTATCAGATGTATCATCAGAAGTACTATCTCCGCCATCAGTGTTAGCATCTTGTTTATCATTTTCTTTATAGACTTCTTTATACACTTTCTCTGTGGTAGAGCCTTTGTATGAGTAGTCAATCAAGCCACCCTCAGGCAGTGTAAAGCCCTCATCTATTAGAATGTAATTGATTACATAGTCTCCCGCTACATTCCAGTAGAAAGCATCTCTGTCGTTCCTACGCAAATGATGTTTAAAGACAACATGAAGCACCTCATGGGCTATCACTCCAACTACCTCAAGAAAAGTAATTTTGTGTACAAAATCAGGGTTATAAAATATTCTCTGCCCATCAACCGCCATAGTGTCAAATTGTTTGCTTTCAACAAACTCTAAATCCATAGCAAGTTTTCCATAGAAAGGATTATTTTTTAACAAGTAAACCCTAGCCTTAGTCATTATGTTTTTTGCTTTCTTATCCATTAATCAAAGTACCCCACTTTTTTATCTAAATCAGAAACAATATCTTTAGCTGTATCAGATAATTCTTTTGCTAATTCTTTATCATCTCTAACTTTATCTGCTGTTAAATCTCTGCTATAGAATGTATCCATAGCTTTTTGATGTACTGCTTGAATACTGGCATCTCCATTGATATTCAATGCAGGAAGCACTTCGCAAAGTTCGATAAGCTTTTCAACAGTTTTATCTCTAAATGTTTCTCCGCTATCAATCTTATCTGCAAAGTGTTTGCACACACCTTTAACCTTATCAACAACCGCACCAGTTATCTTTTCAACCTTTGCATCTTCTTCTGCTTTGGCATTAGCTTTCAACTCTGCTATCTCATTAGCAGGTAAGTTCACTCTAATATCATCACTAGATGGGATAGGTTTCTTGTAAATACTACATTCAAATAAACCCTCTATCTCATCTCTATCAGGGAAGTCAGAAAGATTAAATGCAGTACCCAAATCAGTCTTAGCTTCTGCAACAATACTGTCATATTGTTTTACAAAATCTTTTACTAATTTTTCTCTGTCATTTTGATAACCAGTAAAATCTTTTTCAAACCTATCTTTTAATTCAATAGGTAATAAATAAGTTCCTTGATTATCCCATGCCAAACAATAACCGCTATAACCTGCACCGCTATAGATAACATCAGTTCTTATCTTGCCATCAATCTTTTTGATTTCTTTCAAGATAGGACTGTTAGTAAGCTTTTTGTTTACAGTCAGTCTTGTCTCATCAATAGAATGATTATCAGCTAATTCATCTCTCAATGATTTATCAGTTTTAACACCACTCCACTTTTTTAAATTAAGTTCAATGAGTAATGCTTTATCTCTTAATTGAGCCATAAGTTCTCCTTAAATATTAATTGGTTAATAGATAAGGGGCTGTTAAGCCCCAATATCTTGATATTCAATTTCGTAGTCAATGTACGCTTTTGTTTTCTTCAAGCCCTCATCTCTAGCAGTAGCCATAGTCATAGCCATAACTAAAAATTCATCTTGAATTTCTTCAGTATCTTTCAAGAAATCATAGTACTTTTGGATATTGTTCTTGTTCATGTTTTTAGCTAGAACACCAACAATCAGATAAATCACATCAGATTGAAGTTCAATATCTTCAAGCACACTTTCAGGATTTTTGACTAAGTTATCAACATCAGGTAAGTTTCTGAATCTTCTCACAAATGCTGTAAACTCTGCGGAAATACCCTCTCCAATAGCACCTGCATAAAGTTCTTGCTCTATGTCGCTATCAGGGTCAGTAGCAAGTAAATTACTTGTATATTCCCATGCTCTAGGCGTTGCATTGACTGAAGCATTTTTATCAAAATGATATAAATAATCTTCGCCTTGCCATGAAATAAAAGACAACACTTCTTGTCTTATTCTTCCAGTTTTACCGCCCCACTCAATCCACTCATCATGGCATACATCTAAGTTCAAATGAACAAATCTGTCTCCAAGAGCAGTATTGACTCTATTTGCACCTGCTTTGTCTTGCACTCTATTACCCGCACTTACAATCACAGTATCTTCAGGCAATGTGTATTCGCCAAGCTTTCTATCCTTAATCAACTGAAACAATGCGTTTTGCACAGATGGACTGCCTTGCGGAAGTTCATCAAGAAACAACAATGTTTTAGGCTGTTCATTACTAGGTAAAAATACAGGCGGATTAAAAACAGTTCTTCCATCTTTAACACTAGGTACACCTCTAAGGTCAACAGGGTCAAGTAAGGCAACCCTTACATCTTCAACCCTGTATCCCAAGTTTTCAGCTACTTTGTGGACAATCTCTGATTTACCCACTCCAACTCCACCCCATATAAAACAGGGCTGTTTGATAGAGATTAATTTCTCTATCGTTTTTTCTAATTGCTTTGCTTTCATATTTACTCCTATAAAATTATTAAAGCCACTACAACAAGTACTAAGGCTATAGGCTTTAGCACATACCAATTTATTCTAAACAAAAGACTTTCACTGCATTGTTTAGCAAAGTCTTTTTTGAATAGATTCCATTCTTTTTTAAATGTTTCCATACTTACTCCAGTAGAAACTAATTAATTTTTCTAAATAAAAATACTGTTTCGTGGTATCTCATTCAGCTACAACTACCAATGTTGTAGGACAGTATAAAAAAAAAGTAAGTACTTACTATCAGGAAAGATAAGGGGCTACAGCCAATATGAATAATAGCTTTTAGGAAAGCCATAGCCCCACATCTTTACAAAAGATTAATCAAAGTTAGCAACCCAACTTTGCTTTGTTTTGCCACTAGGAAGCTTTACTGCTTCTGCTTCGATAACATAATCCGCTTCAGCCAATATGTGTATCGTATCAAACGATAATGTTTTACCGCCTTGTATTTTCAGGAACATTTTTGCAGTATCACAAACTGGATAATACAAAGTTCTTCCATACACCTTTTCAGGTCTTACAATTATTTTAGTTTTTGTTTCCATATTTACTCCTATGTAAATTTTTTATCAAGTTGCCATAAATTAAATACTTTCATAGCATCTTCTCTAGTCAATCCTAGACTTCTTCTATTTAAAAAGAACTCTCTAGGGTCATTTTCGGGTACATCTTCAAGATGTTCGTATGTTGTCATGCCACTAGATAATTCTTCTAATTCTAGTGTAGACCACGCAATTTGTGATGAACTTGTAATAGTATCATCATTCAGATATTGCTCTGCTGTATATCCATATTTCATATTTACTCCTTATTTATTCTTCCATAGTTATTAGCTTCAAGGCTTTTGACATACGCTATTGTTTCTGCAACCTCATCTGCTGTTTGATAGCTTTGAACATCATCTCCCTTGTATTTTAAAAACTTTCCATTTGGTTTAAATATTGCTGTCTCACAATTATTACAGCTATCTAAACTGTGAAGATTGCTTTTAGCTAGAAATTTATTTGAACAATAGTTTATTCTGCCAAATTGAATAGATACCTCATATCCATTTTCAAAAGACATATTTAAGCCTAGATAAAGTCCTTCTTTATCATCTTTTCTTATTTTTAACATACTTACTCCTATAAAAATTTACCTAGAAAGCGAACAAATGTCCGCTTTTTCGCCACCTTTCTGTGTTGCTTATCAATAGGTTTATTAGAAATTTCTATCGTACATTTCTTGCGTTTCATATCTATCGTGAACAGGTAGATATTTAGGTATTGGATAACCAACAAATGCTTTTAATTGTTGACAAATATCAAATGGTATTTCAGCAATTACTCCATTATTCATAGCACCAATTAAATTAGGTCTATCTTCGTTATATGGCTTCAAATGAAAGCCAAATTGTCTTCTATACTCTAATTTATAAAGATTTTTATTATTTTTATCTTCTTCAGCAGTAGCACAATATTTGCTAAAAACCAGTTCATCTTTTCTATCTTCATTATTCCAGTCTATTTCTTTTGAAATCACTATCTCATCAAGCCCATTGGTATAACCTTTGCTACCATATTTTGATGTAGTGATTGTTGCTGTATTAAAACTCATATTTACTCCTATAAAAATTAATATATTTACCTATTAAGAAATCCATTTTTGTAAGTTTGGATTATCTTCGCCTTTCATTCCATGATGTTCACAATATAATTTCATTGCACTGTCAATTCTTCTGTCAACACTACGTTTCAGTTCTTCTCTACTCCAAAAGTGCATTTTCATAGCACCATTCAGCCCCATGTATGAAACACTTTTTACATTACCATTGAATGTTGTGTCTCTATGCACATTGAAATAAAACCCTCTGTAATTCACAACAAAATCGTTTACTTTAGTTATTTTATTCATATTTACTCCTAAATAAATTATGTTTCTTGTACCCTTGCGGATACTCATTCAGCTTGTTAATTCAAGGACATAATCAAATATTAAATCGTTAATACATAAGAAAAAAAACTCACAACAGCATGGGATTTTCTGACTACACACAACACCTATTAGCCCCTAGAGATAGACTTTGCTACACCATCAGAATTAGCACTTTTACTGCTACGCCCTGTTCCATGTTCTGTGGGAACTAAAGCCAACTTTAAAAACTCCATCAAGGGTAGAGTCGCCACACTCTCCGCAAGACAGGTATTGAGCCATCAATAGCAACACTGTCAGGACACTGGGTAAACGCACAAACTTTTGAAAAGCGGATTTTTCGTGATAGGGATTCCCAGTTTACCCTGTTCTGTTTGCTTCCTTGATACCTTGCATTGCTCTAGGCAACCCAAATCGTTAGTCTTTATTGCAAAGCCCAACTTCAAGGAAACTAGATGTCTCACTATGGGTGTTTTGGAAAGGGGAGTTAGCTACTGTTTCTTCGCTTTTTTGGGTCTCATCAATCCCTCAACGAAACGAACTATAGTTTATTGTGGGGTATCGTGTCAAGAAAAAAGTGTAATTATTTTCTACAAATGTTCGTGAACATATTTGTTGTTGCTTACGAAGTAAGCGTATAATAGACCTACAGTGATAGTAAGCACTATCAAAATAATTTTAAATATTAAGGAATTAATAGATAGATATGAGCAATAAAGACAGTAATAACAAGGACAATATAACTAACATATCAGGGCTTACTCCAAAGCAAGAGAAGTTCGTTCAAGGTGTCTTATCAGGTATGACAGCAAGTGAGTCATATCGCAACGCATATAGCACAGAGAACATGAAAGATAGTAGCGTATGGACAGAAGCTTCAAAGCTTATGAGTAGCCCTAAGGTATCCCAAAGGGTAAAGCAGGGATTGAAGCGAAAGAATGAGTATGCTTCCACTACAGGGCTCTCCCTTAGACAGATGGTACTGGAACAGCTACAAAAGGAAGCACTGGATACAAATAACAATGAATCATCAAGAATAAGGGCTTTGGAACTACTAGGCAAAGTATCAGAGGTGGCATTATTCACAGAGAGATTAGAAACAACTACAAGCAATCAATCATCAGATGAGATAAGACTGGAACTAGAACAGAAGATACAGTCAATGTTTAATAAGTAAGTACTCACTATCAGGGAAACCCTTTTTGCATATGGATTTACCCCACCTACCCCCACCCACCCACATATAAAAAAATTGTGTGTATGGGGTACATACTATTTTGCACATATAATTTCATAATTTTCATAGGGGGGTACCCCTTTTTTATTTTCGGCTAACTTGCAGATTGCGTTTTTATAGGAATGTTCGTATAATGTTCTAGGGTCCCATACGAGGGGGGTATATATATTATGACAAGTAAACAATTAAAACTTTTAGAAACCATAGAAGAATACTGGGACGAGTTTGGTTGCGGTCCTAGTCTTGATGCTTTAGCTGACGCTTTAGGTTTATCCTCTAAGAGCACCATACACGCTATGCTACATAGATTAAAAGATGGTGGCTGGGTTACTATGCAACCTAATAGATGGCGTACAGTGATGAGCACTAGAAACAGTCCATTTAAAAAAGTTGAAAAAACTATTGACGAATCTGTGAAGGTATGAAACTATGTCCATAATAGGGTATATTGCCCCTAGTGATTTACTAAAGAGTAATACACTAGATTTTAGTTTATATAGTATTATTACTAGAGCTAGTAATATACTAGGTAGTTTTTGCGGTATCTTTATACTGTTATATTCATTATATTTACTCCTCTACTATTTACTTACTCCAGTAGAATTTAAAGGTGCCGCAATTTATGTTTGATATTGATAAGTTAAGCACACTGTCCCCTCAACAACAAAAAGAAGTGTTAGAGATAGTTGCTCGATATGAGTCTGCTAAACGCAGAGAGAACTGCTCTGATGACTTCATTGCTTTTGTGAAAGAAATGTGGGCTGCCTTTATTGAAGGTTATCACCATAAGATTATGTCTGATGCTTTCAATGATGTTAAAAACGGCAAGTTAAAGCGTTTGATTATAAATATGCCCCCTAGACATACAAAATCAGAGTTTGCTTCTTATCTATTACCCGCTTGGTTTTTAGGCTGCTTTCCACAAAAGAAGATAATCCAAGTGGCTCACACTGCAGAACTTGCTGTAGGTTTTGGTCGTAAGGTTAGAAACCTTGTTGGTTCTGCAGATTTTAAAAAAGTTTTTAGTGATGTGGGTTTGCAATCGGATAGTAAGGCTGCTGGTCGTTGGAATACGAATAAAGGCGGAGAATACTTTGCGATTGGTGTAGGCGGTGCTGTAACTGGTAAAGGTGCGGACTTGCTTATCATAGATGACCCTCATTCAGAACAAGAGGGACAAAGTAATGACCCTTCTGTGTTTGACAAGGTGTATGAATACTATACATCTGGTCCCCGTCAGCGTCTGCAACCCGGTGGTGCAATCATTATTGTAATGACAAGATGGCACAAACGGGACCTGACTGGGCAAATACTAAAGTCTTCAGCCCAAAGAGATGGTGCTGATGAATGGAAAGTTATAGAGTTTCCTGCGATATTGCCATCAGGTAAAAGTTTATGGCAAGAGTTTTGGGATATAAAAGAACTAGAAAAGTTACGAGCAGAGTTACCTTTATCTAAATGGTCTGCTCAATATCAACAAAACCCTACTGCAGAAGAATCTGCAATTATTAAACGAGAATGGTGGCGTGTCTGGGAGTACGACAATCCCCCACAATGCGATTTTATAATTCAGTCATGGGATACAGCCTTTTTAAAAACACAGCGTTCTGACTACTCTGCGTGTACGACATGGGGTGTTTTTTACCAACCAGACGATACAGGTGTAACACAGCCTAATGTAATACTCTTAGATGCGTATAAAGAAAGATTAGAGTTTCCAGAATTAAAAAAGAAAGCTTTTGAAATGTATAAAGATTGGCAACCAGAAGCTTTTATTGTAGAAGCTAAAGCTGCAGGTATGCCTTTAATCTTTGAACTTAGGCAAATGGGAATACCAGTATCAGAATACACGCCTAGTCGTGGTAATGATAAAATAGCAAGGGTTAATGCTGTTGCTGATTTATTTGCATCTGGTATTGTATGGGCACCTGAAAGAAAGTTTGCAGAAGAAGTTATAGAAGAATTTGCATCTTTTCCTGCTGGTGAACATGATGACTTAGTTGACTCATCAACCCAAGCATTAATAAGATTTAGACAAGGTGGGTTTATTCCTTTACACTCTGACGAAGAAGAAGAAGATTTACCGCCAAGAGAAGCCAATTATTATTAGGAGATTAAATGGCAGAAAAACCATTACAAACCCCAGAAAAAAAGTACAAAGATTCTCCTGTTGAAGTTTTAGTAACTAATCCTGATGAAGTTGCAATAGCAACAGAAGATGGTGGTTTAATTATAGATTTTGATGAAGGTGCTGAATTAGGCACACCAAACTTTGATGATAATATTGCAGAGTTTATGGAAGAAGCTGAACTACAGCTATTATCTAGTGAACTTATAAGTTATTTTAATGCAGACAGAGAATCAAGAAAAGACTGGGAAGAAACATATACTAAAGGATTAGACCAACTAGGTTTAAAAATTGAAGATAGAACTCTGCCTTGGCAGGGTGCTTGTGGTGTGTTTCACCCATTATTAACAGAATCTGTGGTTCGTTTCCAAGCTGAATGTGTTAGTGAAATATTTCCAGCCAAAGGTCCTGTAGATACTAAGATTGTTGGCGAAATAGATGCAGAAAAACAAGAACAGTCAGAAAGAGTTAAAGACTACTTAAACTATTTGCTTACAGAAAAGATGAGTGAATACAGAACAGAAACAGAAAAATTATTATTTAATTTACCATTAGCAGGTTCTGCGTTTAGAAAAATATATTACGACCCAAGTTTAAACAGACCAGCAAGTATGTTTGTACCTGCTGAAGATTTTGTGGTTAGCTATGGTGCATCTGATTTAAGCACTTGCGAAAGAGCAACCCATGTAATGAAAAAAGCTACTAATGATATTAGAAAGCTACAGGTTATAGGTTTTTATAGAGATGTTGAACTACAAACTCCTAATGATGAGTTAAGCAACATACAGTCTAAGTATAATGAATTAACAGGCTCTAGTCAGAGTTATGAAAACGACCAAAGACATACCATACTTGAAATGCAAGTAGAGCTTGATATACAGGGCTTTGAAGATAGAAAAGATGGTAAAGTAACAGGTATAGCCTTACCTTATGTAGTAACTTTAGATTATCAATCTGGAACTATATTAGCTATTCGTAGGAATTATTTAGAAGATGACCCTATGAAAAAGAAAAGAGAACACTATGTTCACTATCAATATTTACCCGGATTAGGTTTTTATGGCTTTGGTTTAATACATTTAATAGGCGGTATATCTAAATCTGCTACAAGTTTATTAAGACAGTTAGTAGATGCTGGTACATTATCTAATCTTCCGGGTGGTTTAAAATCCAGAGGATTAAGAATTAAAGGAGATGATACTCCTATTATGCCCGGTGAATTTAGAGATGTAGATGTACCCGGTGGGGCTATCAAAGATAATATTACATTCTTGCCTTACAAAGAACCATCAGGAACTTTATATACTTTGTTACAAAACTTAGTAGAAGAAGGCAGAAGATTTGCTTCACTAGCTGATTTAAAAGTATCTGATATGAGCAGTCAGGCTCCTGTAGGTACTACATTAGCTTTACTAGAAAGGTCTTTAAAAGTTATAGGTTCAGTACAATCAAGAATACATAACTCTATGAAACATGAGTTAAGAATATTATCAAGAATAATATTTGATTTTGGTCCAACAGAATATCCTTATCAAATACAAGGTAGAGAACTTTTAAAAGAAGACTTTGATGGCAGAGTAGATGTCGTTCCTGTATCAGACCCTAACGCTTCTACTAAGGCACAAAAAATTATGCAATATCAAGCAGCTTTGCAGTTATCGCAACAAGCTCCTGAAATGTATAATATGCAAGAGTTACACAGACAAATGTTAGATGTATTAGGTATTCAAGACGCAGATAAGATTGTACCTCTTGAAACTGAAATATCACCGACTGACCCTGTATCAGAAAATATGAATATGCTTAATGGTAAACCTGTTAAAGCCTTTATTTATCAAGACCATGAAGCACATATTAAAGTTCATATGTCTGCTATGGAAGACCCTAAAATGAGAGAAATGGTTGGTCAAAGTCCTAATGCTAATAGAATTATGGCTGCATTTACAGAACACATAACAGAACACATTGCATTTCAATATCGTAAAGAAATTGAAAAACAACTTGGTGCTCCACTACCACCGCCTGATGAACCGCTACCAGAAGATATTGAATTGCGTTTATCAGAACTGGTATCAGCAGCAGCTGAAAGAGTATTAGCTTCTAGTCAAGCAGAAGAAAGAGCACAAGAAATAAATGAAAAACTAGAAGACCCTGTAATACAACAAAGAGAAAAAGAGTTAGCTATTAAAGAAGCTGAAGTACAAAGAAAAATGAAAGCAGATGCTGAACGAATAGCACTTGATTTAGAAAGAACAAAAGCAAATCAAGAGATAGAAAAAGAAAGAATAGCATCACAAGAAAGAATAGCTGGTGCTAAAATTGGATATGATGCTGCATCAGATAATGCAAAAATATCTAGTAAAGAACGCATAGAAGGTGCTAAGATAGGCAAAGATATAGCGGAAACTTTATTAGATAAAGAAAACTAATGGCTGCATCAGACGCAAATATAATAGATGCTCTAAGAAAAAAAATTAGAGAGCATATGAACGAACACGCTGACCATCTTTCAGGAGGTGGCTGTAAAAATTTTGAGGAGTACAGACATTTAACAGGTGTAATTGCTGGACTCGCTATAGTAGAAAGAGATATACTCGACCTACAGGAAATAGCAAATCGTCAACAATGACGCAAGGACCTAGACCTTAATCTAGTGCAAGGAGAAAAAAATGAGTGAACCTGCAAAGGCTGTAAAAAAAACTGAAACAGTTGAAGAAAAAACAGCAAAACAATTACCAATACCAAAAGGTTATAAAATCTTAATAGCTCTACCCGAGCCCGAAGAACAAACAAAAGGTGGAATAATAAAAGCTTCACAAACAATGCAAGTTGAAGAAGTTGGTTCTATCTGTGGTTTTATTCTGGATATGGGAGAAGACTGCTATCAAGATAAAAAAAGATTTCCAAATGGTCCTTATTGTAAAAAAGGCGATTGGATTATTATGCGTTCTTATTCAGGTACAAGATTTAAAGTACATGGAAAAGAATTTCGTTTAATTAATGATGACAGTGTAGAAGCTGTTGTTGAAGACCCAAGAGGTATCGTAAAGGTAATTTAATATGAGTGAAAATACTACAGCAAATCAAGAAGTTACGGAACAAATACCGCAACATTCTAAAGAAGAAAAATTCTTTGGTGTTAAAACCACCTTTGAAAAAGAACCTAAAACAGAGTCAACAGATGAACTTCAAGTTGAAGTTATAGATGATAGACCTGCAGAAGATAGAAGACCACCTAAAGTAAAAACTGCTAATAATGCAGTTGAAGAAGAAATAGATGGTATTAGTGAAAAAGTCCAAAAAAGAATTGATAAAATTAAATACGACTATCACGAAGAAAGACGAGCAAAAGAAGCTTCAGAAAAACTAAGAGATGAAGCAGTTGGTTATGCTCAAAAAATCCAAGATGAAAATAAAAGATTATCTGCTTTAATTAATAAAGGAGAAGAAGCTTTACTTGGACAAATATCAGCTAAAGCCACAGCAGAGTTAGAACAAGGCAAAGCTGAATTTAAAGAAGCCTATGAAGCTGGTGATACGGATAAAATGTTAGCTGCTAACGAAAAGATTTTATCTGCACAAGTAGATGCAAAAAGTGCTAATGAAAAACTTAACTACTATCAAAAGCAAACAGAAGCTAGGCAACAACAAATGCAACAACAACAAAATGTTGCACAACCACAACCACAACAAGTACCACCGCAACATACACCGCCTGACCCAAAAGCGGTAGATTGGTTGCAAAAAAATACTTGGTTTGGTAATAAAGAACATAAAGACATGACTGGTTATGCTTATGGGTTACATGAAACTCTTATACAAGATGAAGGCATATATCCTACTACTGACCAGTATTATCAGGAAGTTGATAAGCGTATGCGACAAAGATTTCCTGAGTTTTTTGGAGAAGAAGAAGCCCCTGTCGACAACGAAGAACAAGTTGTTGAAACTGTGATTTCCAAAAAACCTTCCGCTGTCGTAGCACCAGCAACAAGAAATAATGGTGCTATGCCTCGCAAAGTACAGTTGACAGGAACCCAAGTTGCTCTCGCAAGGCGTTTGGGTTTAACACCAGAACAATATGCCAAACAACTCGCCAAGGAGGTGCAGAATGGCTGATAATGAAAATGTAACCGAAGAAGTTACAAGAGCTGCAAGAGAAACGGAAACCAGAGAGGTCAAACAAAGACCACAATCTTGGGAACCACAATCCAAACTACCTAGTCCAACACCGCAAGATGGTTGGGTTTTTAGGTGGATAGCTACATCAATATTAGGGCAACCTAATAATGTTAATGTTAGTTCTAAATTTAGAGAAGGTTGGGAACCTGTGAGAGCAGAAGACCACCCTGAATTACATTTAGTTTGTGATGTGGACTCCGAGTGGGCGGACAAAGGTAACATGGAAGTAGGCGGTTTATTGCTTTGTAAAGCTCCTAGAGAGTTAATGGAACAAAGAGATGAATACTACAGAAAAGTTGCTAGAGACCAAATGGAAGCCGTTGATAATAATTACTTAAAAGAAAATGACCCTCGTATGCCGCTGTTACAACCAGACCGCAAAACGAGGACTACATTTGGCGGCAAATAACTAAATAATAATTTAGCTAGAAGCCGACTTTTAAACTTAAACTTAGGAGAATAATATGGCTGCTTCAGCTACCCCAATGGGTGCCGAGCCTGTAGGTTGTCTTAGTTCTAATGGTTCCTTTACAGGAAAAGTTAGACATTACAAGATAGCTTCTAACTATGGTACCGCTATATTCTACGGAGATTTTGTAAAGCTTGTTAGTTCTGGCACTGTTGAAAAAGACACAGGAACTACAGCTTGTACTCCAGTAGGAGTATTTGTAGGTGTGTCATACACTGACCCAAATACAAATCAAAAAACATTCTCACAATATTACCCAGCTTCAACAGTTGCTAGTGATATTAGTGCGTATGTTGTTGACGACCCTTTTGTTGAAATGAAAATGCAAGGTGATGCTTCACTTGCACAAACAGCATTAGGAAACAATGCTGCTGTTGTTCAAACAGCAGGTAGTACAAGTATAGGTCGTAGTAAAAATGCTGTGGATAGCAGTACGATTGCTACAACAAATACTTTGCCAGTTAAAATTATTGAGTTCGTAGACGGACCTGATAGTGCAGTTGGCGACTCATTTACAGATGTTATTGTTGTCTTTAACGCAGGACATCAATTAACTAATACAACAGGCGTTTAATATAGGAGAATAAAATATGGCTATTTCAAGAGCACAAATGTTAAAAGAACTCCTACCCGGACTAAACGCATTGTTTGGATTGGAGTACGAAAAGTACGAAGATGAGCACACCATGATTTACGAAACTGAAAATTCTGATAGAAGTTTTGAAGAAGAAGTTCAGTTAAGTGGATTTGGTCAAGCAGTTGTTAAAGATGAAGGTGCAGCAATCACTTATGATTCAGCACAAGAAAGCTTTACAGCTAGATACAACCATGAAACCATTGCTTTAGGTTTTGCGATTACAGAAGAAGCTATAGAGGATAACCTTTATGACTCACTTTCTGCTCGTTACACCAAAGCATTAGCAAGAGCTATGGCTTACACTAAGCAAGTCAAAGCTGCTTTCCCACTCAATAATGGGTTTACAAACTCTTTCCAATCAGGAGATGGAGTAAACTTATTTACTGCAGATGGTGATGGTGTTACTGGTGGGGACGGACACCCATTAGTAGATGGTAGTAAAAACTCTAATAGACCTGCTACTGCAGCAGACCTTAATGAAACATCTTTAGAAGATGCTGTTATTAATATCGGCAACTTTAAAGACCAAAGAGGTTTGAAGATAGCAGCTAGACCTAAAAGATTAATTGTTCCTTCTGCTCTGCAGTTTACGGCAACTAGACTTTTAGAGTCTCAATTTAGAGTTGGTACATCTGATAATGATATTAATGCTATATCCTCTAATGGTGCTATACCAGAAGGATATATGATTAACCATTATCTTACTGATACTAATGCTTTCTTCATCATTACTGATGTTCCAAACGGCATGAAACATTTCAATAGAACCGGAATGGAAACATCTATGGACGGAGATTTTGACACCGGAAATGTCAGATACAAAGCTAGAGAAAGATACTCATTTGGAGTATCAGACCCGCTTGGTATTTACGGCTCACCGGGTTCAAGCTAAACTTTATGGGGAGCCTTGTGCTCCCCTTTTTTCGTAACTAGGGATTTATTAATTGTCTATCAACTGCCCTAGCAGACTTTGCCAAGATGATAGATATTTTCTTTTAGGAGAAATATATGGCTAATTCAACCTTTAATGGACCAGTTAGGTCCGAGAACGGCTTTCAGGTCGTATCTAAAAATTCAACTACAGGTGCTATAACTACCGAGTTCACTTTAAATGGTGATGGTATGCAAGTTACTCCTGTAGCTTTAGCTGACACTACAGCTATTTCTTTAACAGCAACTGCTCATGGCGGTAGAGTTTCTGTTGTTCCTGCATTGTCTGCGAACTGCACATTAACATTACCTTCTCCATCAGCAGGGGTTTACTTTAAATTAATTTATGGTGGTGCTGCAGAAGAAACAGAAAACTTAATTATTAGCACAGGGTCTAATACTAACTTCTACATAGGTGGTATAGTACATTTAGATTCTAACGCAGATAATGTTTCTGTATATTCAGATGGTAACTCTAACTCTATATTAACTCTTACAGACTTTGGTTTGTTTGAAATTAATATCTTAGCTAAAGATAGTACTAATTGGTACATCTGGGGTAACCAAGAAGGTGCAGATGCTCCAGCTTTCTCTGACGCATAGGAGTAAGTAATGGCTGATACAGTAACAACACAAACTATACAAGATGGCGACAAAATCGCTATTATGAAGTTTACTAATGTTAGTGATGGCACTGGTGAATCAGCAGTAAAAAAAGTTGATGTGTCTGCCTTAAACTCAAATAGTTTAGGGCAGTCATGCACTTCAGTTTCAGTAGCAAGAATATATTGGGCTTGTAGAGGTATGGGCGTAAACATAGAGTTTGACGCTAGTACCAATGTTTTAATTACAGGTTTGCCTACTGATAGCACTGGAGATGAATACTATGATTTATTTTCTGGTATTCCTAATAATGCAGGGTCAGGTAAAACTGGCGATATTGACTTTACTACTGTTAGTCATTCAGACGGTGATACATATTCTATAATATTAGTATTAAATAAAATTTACGAGTAGGTGAAACTATGGCAATTAAAAAAGAAGAAAACGGGCACTTTGAAAATGGCGACCCAGCTTTTGTTATATGGAATGGCGAAGAATTAGTAGCCGGACCATTAAGAGCAAAAGAAGCTGACGCTATGCTTAAAGAACTTAAACCAAAAAAGAAACCAGCTGCAAAAAAACCAGCTAAAAAAACTAAGGTGAAGAAATGAAAAAATCAAAATATAAATCTATGAAAGGTGGCAAGTCCACTAAATACAAATCAATGAGAGGTGGTAGACAAACTAAATCTAGTATGCCACAAACTTTTAATGAGATTGTTAAAAAGAAAATAGGCGGTAAAGTTTAATTAAAAATGAGCCGTGCTACTAAAGACTCTCGTTTAAAAAGAGCAGGTGTTAGTGGGTACAACAAACCAAAGCGTACCCCTAACCACCCTAAGAAATCTCATATAGTTGTTGCAAAAGAAGGCAGCAAAATAAAAACTATTAGGTTTGGCGAGAAAGGTGCTAAAACTGCAGGTAAACCTAAAAAGGGTGAGTCTCGCAGAATGAAAATGAAAAGAAAATCTTTTAAAGCTAGACACGCTAAAAATATTAGAAAAGGTAAAATGTCAGCTGCATACTGGGCAGATAAAGTAAAATGGTAATGTCTAGGACAGCTTTTAAACAAAGCACTTTAAAAGCACCAGCATCTAAAAAAAATAAAGTTTCAAAAAATGCGAAGCAAAAAAGACCCAAAAGTAGGAACAGGTAAAAAACCTAAAGGCTCTGGTCGTAGGTTATACACTGACGAAAATCCAAAAGATACAGTAGGTATTAAGTTTGCTACACCTGCAGATGCTAGAGCAACTGTAGCTAAAGTAAAAAAAAATTAAAAAACCATTTGTCGTAAAATTCAAATACTTACAGTAGGTGAACAAAGGTCAAAGGTTATGGGTAAAAAAGAAGTAGCAAGTATATTTAAAAAAGGTAAAGAAGCAATAAGGAAGTTACATGGTAAAACAAAGACTTAGAAGCACACTTGAAAACGGAAGCTATAAAAAAGGTGGCAAAACTAAAAGCAAAGTTAATGAAGCTGGTAATTATACTAAACCTAGTTTGCGTAAAAGAATATTTAATAGAATAAAAGCAGGTGGTAAAGGTGGTAAGCCCGGTCAATGGTCTGCTCGTAAAGCACAGATGTTAGCAAAAGCTTATAAAAAAGCAGGTGGAGGATATAAAAATTAATGTCTTATCTAATCAGCAACATACCACATTTTAAATGTTGGGTTAGAAAAGAATTTACCGCTAATCACGAACAATATCATGGAGAATATTTACACGCTATAGCAATAGCAGTAAATACTATTCCTGACAGGTCTTTATCATTTCAAGTAGTATTTACAGGTTGTGATGAAGATGAAAATGTACATGGTGGAGCTATGTGGGCTCGTATGCCAATACAAGCTTTAATAGCAGATATACCTTGTGATACTTGGGGCAAACCAATGGAAGACCATTTAGCACAACCTTGGGATTGCGAATCAAGAAATCATTCTGTTGTAGTAATAGACAGAGTAAGTTCTAGTCCTTGGTTATGCAAAATAGATAATGAATTTTATCGTGGTAAATATATGTTTACTGTAGATTATACAGGCAACTCAATAGCTGATTGTCCTGCACAACATAAACAATCTCATGTGTTATATATAACAGAAGATTGTAAATGGAAAGGTAATTTTGTAGCACTACCTAATAATAGAGTAAGAGCTACAAGTCCTGCATTATGGGTAACAGGAGAAGGACCACCAGATTTTACACCATCACAGTATCTACATTCTGCAGAAGGACATGAAAGTTATTTAGACCCTGAAATAACATTTAATAATTTATATAGCGAAGGATTAAACGAGGAAGAATAATGCCATTAAAAAAATCACAAAGGTCTTTAAAAGACTG